CGTCAAGGGTTATATGCCGGGCAAAATGCGCACCGTCCTGCGCAAGTACGGCACCGAGACCGCCCTAGTAGACAAGTCCATCGACCTTGTCAAAGGCTATAATGATGTAGTGCTGGACATGGGAAACATCGTGCTGGAAAAGGGCGTCGAATATCAGCTCTATTTCGCCGCCGCCAACAACTTCTATCCGCCCTCTGTCGAGCCATCTTGGGTCGTAGCAAACGACTACATCGACATTGCACACGGCAGCGCCTACTATGGCGATGACGCCAAAATGATTTTTTCTGGAACAATCACTTTCACCGGAACGTCTACCCCCGAATGGGGGCCGAACAGCTATCTTACCACAGAGGACGCCAATCGTTGGATAGCCAGCGTGAAAGCCATCCGTTCAAAATGCAGCGGAACAAGCTCTACTCCGGATGTACCGGAATCTCTTTCTATGAAATTTGGTGTGATAAATCAGGTCGAAAAGATACTTTCTGACATCGAAAGTATAGCCAAAGATTACACGCTTTACTGCTCCGAGCCAATTTGTGGAGGTGAACCATACTATGCGGTTTATTGACCGAAAAGCAAAATACCCGGGCCGTTGGACTATGAAAAAGTCAGACGGTACATCAGAGGTCGTCACTCTTGTCCGGAACGATGAACCCATCGTGGAAGGCACTCCCATGAACGCCAACACTCTTAACGCATTGGCTGGCACTGATACGACCCTCACCATCTCCGGCATGGCTGCGGATGCAAAAGCGACTGGAGATGCGGTTGGTCGGCTAAAGGAAGATATAGGTATCAGCTCCGTAGTGCTTGATTTTAGTGGCAATGTAGGGGACGCTTACAAAGAAAAAACAATTGCATCTGATTTTGTTCCTTCGAAAAAATATTTATTAGATATAAAACATGACGGGAGTAGTGAATATTATGTAAACGGCGTTTCAGCAAGTGGTGAAGATGTCGCTAAATTTCTGGTTGTTAGAAGAACAGACAACTTTTTTGGACTGATTGCAATTCCTGAAAGTGTTACAACATTAAAACTTGTTGTTGTAAAGGCATTAAAAACAAGTGTGTTCTCTGTTAAATATGGTGTCGGATTTGATGGAAAATGCTTAAAAAGCGAATCTGTAAGCCGTGAAAAATTCGACGCAGACACACAAGCATACTTATATTTGTTGGATCGGAAAATAAAAACTGAGTTAAATGACATTCCAACGATAAATGGACAATACGTTGCTCCTGACGGCACTTTCCGCACAAACGCCGCCGTGACACGTTCAGAGTACATTCGAGTTTTTTCGGGAGATGTGGTCAAATACAAATCAAGTGGTTCTACTTCATTTGCTCTTTTGACGAAATATAATTCAGATAAAAAATATACGGAAACTGTTGCGGTTGGAAATGGATGGACGAATTATATTGAGGGAACCTATAAAATTTCTGATGAAGGATATGTTGTTTTCTGCTATATAACAGAAAGAAAAAGTGATTGCATATTTGAGCTTTCCAACGAAAGCAAGTTGAAATCCATAAAAGAAATCAATGAAAAAATCAATTCTTTGGATGGCTCAACTGAAGACATTGAAATTGATGATTATTGGAAAGAAGAGCTTGATAAAAAGATACAACATATAAAGGAAAATGAAGAAAAAGGGAATATTCGAGATGTGATGTCATTTGTATTCATCACGGACATGCATTATCCGTATAACTTTAGAAAGAGTCCTAAGCTGATAAAATACATTTCAGATAACACCAATATACACTATATTCTTAATGGTGGAGATTCGATTCACAACAACTCGAGCGAAGTGTATACTCCGGCTGATTGCGTGAAAATGATTTATGAAATGCGAAAAGATTTCAAAAATGTTTTCATGGATGATGACATGTACAGCACTTTGGGGAATCATGAATTAAACACACAAGGCAATGCCATAGCTCTAACAGCAAATCAAATATATGATTGCGTGTATAAAAAATGTGTTGATTACACTGCGCAGGGTGGTTGGGCTTGGTACTATCAAGATGATTCATTCCACAAGATAAGATTTGTCTCGATTGCCCAGTATTTTTTAAATCAAGAGCACTTGAGATGGCTTGGAGACGTGGCATTAAATGTACCATCTGCTGACTGGGGAATTGTCTTTTTCTCACATGCGCTTCCGTATAACGAACCAAACTACGGAAACAGCGAAAACAGAAACGCAAGCCATTTGAAAGAAATTATTGATGCTTTTCAGCAGAAAACTGCAGTTTCCATTTCTGATTCTGCAACATCTTGGCCGATTTCTTACAGCAAGGATTTCTCTAGTGCAAACGGGAAAATTATATGCTATATAGCTGGGCATATACATCACGATTACATGAAAAGGGATACTATTCAGTATGTTTGCACAGTAAACGATAGCAAAGATAATGAACAATTCGATAAAGTGAGTGGCACTATATCTGAACAATCTTTTGATGTTTTTACTGTGGACAAAACAAACTCAAATGTGCATATTACACGAATCGGGCATGGAGATAACAGAGAATTTTCGTTCTAACCAAATCAGCAAATGAAGCTTTATTTAACTATTCATCAACATAAAAAGAAAGGACTGATATTATGCTCCCTATCATGGACGTTTCCCGCTGGCAGGGCCACATCGACTGGGATGCGGTCAAGGCAAGCGGCCTTATCTCCGGCGTGATGTTCAATAATGCTTTATCTAACCTTAAAAACAAAAAGGAGTCTCAAAATGCTGCACATCATCCTCAACTTCCTCGCTTCCCTCTTCTCCGCCCTCTGCCGGGCAGCAGATGCCTCTACCTCTGACCCGGTGTCCACGGTGGACACCCAGAGCGCTGCTCCTCCCGGCTGGGAGGGCGCACTCCCCTATCGCTACATCGACGCGAGTCGGTATCAGGGCAAAATCACCCTCGACGGCTGGCGCAAGGTCAAAGCGGCTGGCTACAAGGGCGTCATGCTCAAGACGGTATCTACCAACAAAAAGCTCTCCAAGCGGTCGGACGGCCTGTACATCGACCTGACCTTTGAGGACAATTACAAAAACGCCAAAGCAGCAGGGCTGGACGTGGGCGTCTACTACTACACCTACGCCACCAGCGAGGCCATGGCCGATGCAGAGCTGGCCCTTGTACGGGAAGCAGTACGCGGCAAAGAGCTCACCATGCCCGTGTGCGTGGACGTGGAGGAAAACAAGCTCAAGCAGCTGTCCACGCTTGACCTGTCCAATCTTACCGCTTACGCGCTGGAACAGGTGGAGCGGATGGGCTTTTACGCCCAGCTCTACACCTACACCGGTTACAAGTATGAGCTGGACATGGCTCGGCTGTCCTCTCGGTGGGACGTCTGGCTTGCCGACTACACCGGAAAGACGCCCAACGTGACGTTTAACTACAACGCTCACCAGCACACCAGCAAGGGCGCTGTGCCGGGCATCTCCGGCGACGTAGACCTCAACGTCACTACCCTCAACTACCCCCGTATCATTCGCAAGAAGGGCCTGACCCGTCTCCGGGAGGGTGCATGACCGAAAAAGAAGCTTTGCTGTGGGTGCTTGGCATCCTTGGCAGCCTGTGTGCTGCGGCCATCACCATTGACAAGGTGCTGGAAATCATCCACAAGTACATCAAAAAGGCTCAGGAGCCGGACAACGTGCAGAACAAGCGGCTGGATGAGATGGACAAGCGCATCGGCACCTTAGAGCAGGGCCAGCTCCAGCACACACAAGCCCTTGCCCGTGACCTGCGCCGCTTTGAAGAAATCGACGAGGTGAGCCGTCTGACCCTCGACGGGGTGCGCAATCTGCTGGACGCCCAACTCTCCGGCAACAACCGCGAGGGAATGCAGAAGAGCCGCACCGACATCGACAACTATCTGTTAAAAGGAGTGACCAATCATGGTAGCACTGGCAACTAAGCTTTTTGACCTTATCCCCGCCCCTGTGGCCCTTGTGCTGATGCTGGGCGGCTTTGTGTTCTACGCCCTGGGCTGCATCCGGCTGGGCTACGGCGCAGCGGTGAAGCCTCTGGTGCTTGACCTCATCGAGCGGGCCGAGCAGGAGATTCAGGGGACGAAGCGCGGCGCAGAGCGCAAGGCGTGGGTCGTCAAGATGCTTCGCGCCGCCCTGAGTGCCAGCAAATACGGCAGGCTCATCAGCTGGGCCATCACCGATGAGACCATCGGCAAAGTTATCCAGTTTTTCTTCGACCGCATGAAGGCGGCCTTGCAAAATCAGTGAGGTTTTGACTATGAGTAGCACTACGTACACACGACATTGGTTAAAACAGGCCATTTTTACGAATGAGGCCGGCACTTTTGCCGTTAAAGGCCAGATTTGCCACCATCTCGGTAACGTCACCGCAATGGTGCGTAACGCCGGACAGCTGCCGCAGCCCTTCTGGCTCGGTATTGTCTGTGGCGGCGGCTCGTGTAGTGCTGCCCACTGCGCTGCAAGGGCTTGACCGACAGCAGATGACCGCCGCCATCAAAAACGCACCGCTTGGGAGGGTAGACCGTAAGATAGCCTTACTGCGGTACGTTGAGCGGCTCCCGCTGCCGGACATTGCGGCACAGACACATTACAGCCGGACGGCGATAGGCTACCGGCTGAAAGGCATTGAAAAAATGCTAGACGAAAGGAGCTTACCGTGAGCATCGAAAATGTTCCGACCGCAAATCTTATTACAGAGCTTCGCAAACGCGAGGGCGTGGAAACGACCGTTGTCGAGCCCTATCAGGACGTAGCGGTCAGCGTCAACGGCCCTGCGCTGGTTCTTGTCGTGACGGATTGATTGTGGTATAATAACATCAACAAATCCACCCGGCCTCTCGAAGAAGCGCATTAGGGTGGATATTTGATACAGTCTCCTGCTCGCCTACTTGCAGTGCGTACCATGCGGGAGACGCAATTTTGCCGCTTCGGTGGCAGGGCGATTACTCGCTCACTTATAATCCATCAGCTTTTAGGCTGGTGGATTTTGTTTTATTCTTACTAGTTTTGTCGAAAGCATTGCCATATATTGGATGATGTGGTATCTTAGCATTGCACTCCAATGTGTGCATCCTTACAGTTAAGCGCTCATGCGGATTTTTCCGTGTGGGCGCTTTTCTTTTACCCTTGCAACTCTTCTACTGATACGTTGCAGGCCGCAGCAATTTTCTTGAGCGTGGTCATCCGGATAGGTTTCCTGGCTTCTGCGTGTTGGATGGTCGCGGTAGATAACCCGGTCTTCTCCGACAACGCACGAATGGTCAGCCCAGCGTTTTCCCGAGCGGCCTTGATTTTTACGGAAGACATCCCGAGTGTCTTGTAATCTGGCGACATATACCCGATTTGGAACATGCCCTGCTGCTGCAACGGCAATGCTTTGAGCGCAAAGCTGTTATCCACGTCCTCAAGGTCTACATCCTTCAGGACGTAAGCGCAGGCGTTGTCAAGCTCCGGGGTCATCTTGTGGAGCTTATGTGCCAACGTAATTTTCATCATCACGCCACGCACGGGAAACCTCGTAGCGTTGTCAAGGTCTGCCTGATTCACGCGGTCGGAGTTGCAGGCTTCATTCAGCAAGCGGTAGAGCTTTCCGAGATTTTTGATAGTGGTGTTTTCCATATTCGTTGCCTCCGTTTTCTTTTACTATACTGATTATACCACAAAACTGCTACAAGTGATACAGGCATAGTCGCCAGACTTTGCCTTATTTTTTTGTTCGTTTTGTAGCAATTGTATCAGTTTATATTTGTCCTTCGTTTGACGTTCGTTGTCTTTCGCTTTTTACTGATGCGATACACTAGGAGCACAAGGAGGGATGTTTTATGAGCTATTATCCGATACCCGGAGCGCCTTACGTTTCACAACAGCCTGTCAATCCTTATGGTGGCATGGGTACAGTTGGGCTTGCCACTCCCCTACCCAACACGCAGATGCAACAGGCACAACCGCAGCGTCCGCAGCCGATGAATGGGCAGCAGCCTGTTCAGCAGTCGGCACAAGATGGAGGTTGGCTGCTTGGCAGACCTGTTTCCAGCAGAGAGGAATTTTTGGCAATACCGTCTGACCTGTACGGCAGACCGACCTATTGCCCAGACCTGCGCAGCGGCGTAATCTACTGCAAACGGCTGAACCCGGACACCTGTGAATCCTATGTGCAGGAGTTTTACAGCCCGGAAGCGTGGCGGCGGATACAGGCGCAACAGGCACAGCAGACCGCTGCACCGACACAGCAGTATGTGCCTGTTGAAGAGTATAACGCCCTCGTCCACAGGCTGGATGAACTGGAAAAGTGGCAGAAGAGCTTTTCTAAACCCGCTGCCGCAGCAAAGAAAGGAGAATAAGCAATGCCATCTCCGTTTGACATGATTACTCACAGCCCTATCATGCAGCTTGCGAACCTTGCCCGTGCCGGACAGAACCCGATGGGGCTTATCCAGCAGTTGAGCGGGCAGAACGCCCCTATCATGCAGGGCTTGAACCTGATTCAGGGAAAAAACGAAACGCAGCTTAGGACGATGGCGCAGAACCTTGCCAAAGAGCGGGGCATCGACCTGAACCAGCTGGCAAGCGTCCTGAACCTGACGCTGCCCCGATAACGCATCCCTCTAAGCGAAACGCTTCTCAGTTTTGCGGACTTGATAAAAACCGCTTTTGTTTGGCTTCGCCCATCGCACACGGCGGTGGGATAGCATAACGCAAAACTGAAAGGAGTTTTGTTATGGACGATTTTGCAACTGGCTATCTGGCTGGGCAGGACGGCGGTAATAACAACGGCGGCTTCTTCGGCAACGAAGGTCTGTGGGCGGTTATCATCCTCGCCATCATCTTCGGCTGGGGTACAAACGGCTACGGTCGGAACGGTGGTGACAACGGCATGAACAGCTACATCCCCTATCTGGTTGGTACTGGCGCAACCGGTCAGGGCGGCGCAGATACTCGCGCGGCTTTGTCGGAGGGCTTCTACCAGCAGGACACTTCCCGTTCTCTGGCGGGCATCCAGAGCGGCATCTGCTCTCTGGGCTATGACCAGCTCGCACAGATGAACACCCTCAACGCTACCGTTGCGGGCGGCTTTGCTGGTACTAATCAGGCGATCTGCCAGCTCGGCTACCAGAACGCACAGCTTGTGAACGGTCTGGAACGCAGCGTGTCCAACGGCGACAACGCCATCAGCCTTGCCATCATGCAGGAGGGCAACGCACGGCAAGCGGGTCAGACTGCTATCCAGACGCAGCTTGCGTCTTGCTGCTGCGAGAACAAGCAGCTCATCGGCGACCTGAAGTACACCATTGCACAGCAGGACTGCGCTACCCGTCAGGCTATCGCAGACAACGCCCGCGCCATCGTGGACAACTGCAACGCCAACTTCCGCAGCATGATGGACTACTTCACGCAGGATAAGATTGCCACTCTGACCGCTGAGAACCAGAGCCTGAAGTTCGCCGCTTCTCAGGATCGTCAGAATGCACTTCTGACCACCGTGATGTCCCAGCAGACCGATACCATTCTGAACCGGGTCAATCCTCGTCCGATTCCCGCTTATCAGGTGGCAAACCCCAACGTGGGCGTGAACTGCTGCGGCTGCTGCTAACCTACACACTCCCCGATAACACCGGGTGAACCATCGGGGCAGGGGTAAGACACCTCTGCCCCTGATTTTTTAGGAGGAAACTACTATGGCTTGCAAAACAAGCTGCAAACTCTGCCCACACTTGGTCATCAGTCAGGCGGTCACGTTCGCCAATGACACACTGACCATCAACATCCCTGCTGGCGCATACCAGAATGGAGAGCGTTATTGCATTGTGGTTGCCCAGAGCATCCCGGACACGACCACCATCAACGCCCCTGTGGTCATTACCATAGGTGCAGGCATGACCGCATACCCTCTGACCGACTGCAACTGCGCTCAGGCGACCGCTGAGAGCATCCACACTCGCACCCGCTACGCTACCCGTGTGGCAACATCTGCAACCGGCACCGGCACGTTCAAATATCTTGGCTGCTTCTGCCGTTCCCACGCCGGTGCGCCCGCGTCTATTTCTTGAGGAGGTGTAGATTATGGGCAAGACTAATTTTCGCCGCATGATGATGCTCCGTGACCACGACAAAGACCGTGAGCCGGAACGTGACCGCCTTGAAGAAGAGCGTGACCGCAGGGAGCGTGAGCTGGAACGCCGTCTGCGCAAGCTGGAACGAGAGGAAGAAAACCCTCGCCGGTCGTGGAACATCGCGGAACAGAATCGGTACATCGACCCCTATCCGATGCCTCGATACCCCGATACCGACTATGATCGCAGGATGCCGCAGATTGGCTTCTCGCAGAACGGAGACTGGGACAAGCGGTCTGGGCAGTATGAGCATGGCGGTGCGGACAGCCGCTCCATTAAGATGCCGCGCCAACACCTCACCCACGATGAAGCGGAGGAATGGTGCGACAGCATGGTGAATGCTGACGGCACGAAGGGCTGTCACTGGACGCTGGAACAGACACAGGATGTTGCCAAACAGCGCAATATCACTTGTGACCCGAACGATTTCTGGGCTGTTATGAACATGATGTACTCGGATTATTGTCAGGTCGCAAAACGCCAGTCCGTTGACACTCCGGGCTTCTACGCTGACATGGCAAAAGCGTTCCTTGAGGACGCAGATGCCGCAGACGGCAAGGCATATCTCTACTGGGATTGCATTGCTGACAAGTAAAACAGAGCCCCTGTGTAGTTTTTAACGGCTACACAGGGGTTCTACTATTTTAACTTTAGAATTTAGTTTTTATCAGACTCGGCTAGCTGAAGTTGTTCCAACGAAAACGAAAGTCTTCCACCTCCGCAAGAAGTATCAAACTCAACAATGGCAGTATCTCCGTCGATTTCATCGATAATGCCTTCGCACCAATCTTCAGCGTAAACTTTATCTCCAACTTTCATAACTACTTACTCCTTAAATCTCAGCTTTTATCGTTTCTCTGCATAACTACAGAAATCATCAGGTTTTGTATACGCAGGGCTGGAATCATCTAGCGTGAAGTGAGCACAACTACACAGTTCTCCTTGTTTGTCCCATGTGTTCCATAAATCACAGTTCTTAAACCGAATGACCGCAACGGTATCTACAGAAGGAGCTTGTTCCTCTTTGCTTCTGTGCTTGTGTGGCTTGTATGTACGCATTTTTCTCCTCTCACATAGATTATTCTTCTTTGGTGTAGTACAATTCCATATCTGCCTTGTACGCTTCGAGTTGTCTTTTGCTATCTACAAGCGTGTTAAAGCTAAATCCAGCCGCAAAAGATACGGCGATGGACAAAATCAAGTGCGCTGCAACCCATTTACCAGCAAAGATAAAAGGAATCTGAACTGCTACAGCAAAGACATCGAACAAAAGAACGTAAATGCCACGTTTGACCATTTTCTGTAAACGGCTAATGCTTCCTTCGTAAAATTCCTTCGACCTCATCATGCGTCAATCCTCCAAGAAATCTTTCGGTAATCTTTCCATTCTATCTTGTGCAATTCTATAAATGATTAGTTTTACTCAAGCCAATTGATGAAATATCCGTTGTACTTAAATTCTTTTGCCTCATTCGCGGCCTTAATCAGATTCTCCGCAAAAGCAATCGCCTCATCCGGCAACAATGTTTGTCCAGGAAAACATACTTTGCTACCGATTGAAGTGTCAATTCCGTCTCCACTCCTGCAAATTTCTATGCCGTCTCCATAAGTCTTTCTTCTCTGTTTTAAGTCTTCTATGTTGTAATCAGAATACTTTACCTTGTCCATGCACACTTTCCTCTTAAATTTCAGCTTTTATCTATTAAGCAGTTCTTTGATGTAAAGCGTCTCAAAACTTTTCAGATGAGGATACTCGTTTCGAGCCATCTTCTCTGCCTGTTCTTCAACACTCAAAATGCTTTCAAAGTCGTCATCCACATCAATAACATAGCACATACATTCATGGTCGTGCTTTTCGTTCCACCCTTCAAAAAGAGCAACAAACTTTTTCATATTTTCAATCCTCCAAGAAATCCTCCAATTCAATCCTTCCATCTGCCGCCGCAGCAGCCAAAGCGTACACGAACTGTCCAATCGTCATTCCGTGTCGCCTTGCTTCACGGTTGATGTATTTGCGTTCTTCCTCGCTCATAAGGATTGTAATGCGTTTTGAACGCTTCCCGTCACCGCTTGCAACGCCCTGATGCGATTCCGGCATCGGGATTTTTTTCTTTGTCAAGCCAGCTTCAGCCAGTGCGCCGGGAATATTGCCCTGTTCAATCAATCGTTTCGTTTCCTTCGCCTGTTTCAGCTTCTTCGGCTTGCTTTCGCCTAACACGGCATCATTTGGCTGTGTTTGGCTTGTATTTGTGCATTTTCTCCTCTCTTATAAATTATACCCGTCTTTATCAAACTCGTTTGTTCCATGCTTTAATTAATTCTTCTTTTATCTTTTCTACTTTATTGTCAGGAGATGACGAACTATATCCTTCACTCTCCATAAATAAGCTACAAGTACAATTCTTTTTACTTTCATCTACACCTCTTGTAATAAACATACATTTTTGTGAATGAAATCCGGTTACAGCGATGCGAACCTGCCCACCACAAAATGGGCATGGCTTTAATTCGTAATTTTTCATTATTCTTCCTCCAAATAATCTTCTAAAACAATTTTTCCGTTTGCAGCCGCAACCGCGAGCGTATATATATACTGTCCAAGATACATCCCGTGCTTCCTTGCTTCGCGGTACACGAACTTACGTTCTTTTTCGCTCATCGGAACAGACACTCGAGATGTTCTTACATCTTCCTTTCCTTTACTGTTCGATTTTCGTTTATCCACGGGAGCATCAATTTTTTCTTTGATAATGCCCGTTTCTTGCAATGCTTCTGCAACCTCTCCTTGTTCAATGTGCTTTTGAACTCGCTTCGCCTGTTTCAAGGCTTTCGGTTTGTCCTCTTTGAGCGGCTGCTGCATCTGCTCCATGTTTTCAGTCTGACGAATCTGCTTCATCTGTTTAATCTGACCATTTCGCTCATTCTGCTCAGTTTGCAGCATTTCTTCATTCTGCTGCATCTGACTACTTTGCTGAATATGTTCATTGTGCTGATTCTGTTCAGACTGTTCATTCTCTGGCAAAGTGACTACCTCATTTGCAGAAGAAACGCCGTTGACAGGCTGGAAATCAAACCCGCCCAACAAGCCGGATGTTTTTTTGCTGGACTTTTTCATTTTTCATCCTCCTTTGGCGGCTTAGGCTGTTCCATCCAATGCGTAAGTTTGGCATTCATACTGTTTGAATAGTATCCATTTATGTCAGCATGAAAAACCGTTTTTCGGCTATCACAAAGAACCCATTCATCGTAGGCATCATCATATTTTGCAATAGCATTCTCGGCGACAGTTCCAAACATATTTGAAAGGCTCACGATATAAGTTCCTTTGTGTTGAGGTCGATTTTCTGGGTCATTGGCATCAATCCACCGTGCCACAGGCCGCAACGTTTCCGGGTCAACGATAGGCGCATTTATAATTTTTTCTTTTACAAGAGCAATCCCCTCTCTCCAAGCGCCAGCTTCTTTCTTGCTGTAATTCTTGAGTGTATAAAAGTTTTGCTCAAGTACTTTGTCTGCGTCAATCAATCGCATTGTTATCCCCCTCTACAATTTTATGCGCCAACGCCTTGAAATCCTCTGCGCTGGTGCTCTTTGCCGTGTCCCCGCTAAACAGGCCATGCCGTTCCGCTTGCGCCTTACGAACGCCCATAGACGGTCTAATCTTCACGTCCAACAGCCTTGTTCCCATGCTTTCTGCAATCACAGGAAGCTGCTCTACGACCTCTTTGGACAGGTTCTCACGGCTCTTGTACTGGTTCAGAAGCAGACCTTCAATCTTCAAGGTCGGGTTGAAGTATCTGCGAACGTCACCGATGGTCTGCGAAAGCTGGCTCAATCCGGCAAGCGCATAGCGGTCTGCTGTAATGGGTACGATGATGCTGTTGGCGGCGATCAGAGCGTTTACAAGTGCAAGACCAAGCTGAGGGGGAGTGTCCAGCACGATATAATCGTACTGCCCGGACACGCTTTCAAGCGCTTCACGCAGCCGGAAGTTCTTTCCAATGTCCCGGACAAGCTGCTCGTCAATGTCCTTCAATGCGTTGTCTGACGGCAGAATATCACCGGCTTCACAGTGCTGGATTCCTTCTTCTACCGTACCCTGCCGGGTCATTACATCGAACAGGGTACATACATCCTCTGTCTGTGCGCCGTAGGTGTCTGTTGCGTTGCACTGAGCATCGCAGTCCACCAGCAACACCTTCTTGCCAAGCAGCTGTAACGCACCAGCCAGACAGGTGCTTGTTGTGGTCTTTCCTGTGCCGCCTTTCTGGTTGGCGACAGCTATAATTTTTGCCATTTTTATTCTCCCCAGTCTATAAAATATCCGTTATAAACAAACTCTTTCGCTGCTTTACCAGCTTCGATCAGAGACTTCCCGGCTTCAATCGCTTCGTCAGGCGTTAGTTCGCTGTAGCTTCTTTGCGGCAAAACCCTTACAGAAGCCTGATTTCCATGATGATTGAACCGAAACTGATAATCAAACTTCTTTTCAAGGTCAAGTTCTGCTTTATTCAAAACGGAGTAGGGAACTTTTGCCATTTTATCACTCTTTCCTTATTTTTTTCGCCGGTTTCGGCTTCGGCATCCAATGGGTTATATGCGAATCCTGTTCTTCAAAATAATAGAATCCATCTTCTGGCCAATAAAACGCCACTGCGCCTACATATTCGTGGCTACTAAGATAAAAAGCGTTGCTTTTTCTGTCGTAAACAGCAGTTTCAACCTCTTCAAGCGGAAAACTGTCCACGTCCGCAACTGACACAAGAACCGTCTCATCTCCATCTTCCGTATACGGAAGAGCGTCTTTCACGCTTATCCATGCCGGATATGTGTCTGGCGCATCAAAACTATCCGCATCAATAGAATCAAGACAAGTCCCGATACCACAAAGATACTCGCTATCATTCGGACGGTGAAGTGCTTCCACTTCGTTGTAATGGTTTTGCAGATAATCTCTTAGCTTGTCTGCATCAATCAGTCTCATACCTTCTCCTTTCTGCATAATGTGCTGCATCTGACTGCTCTTGCAACGCTTCAATGGAATAGAACGCTGGCATATACTTGTCTACGATACCCGCTTTGTCTACGCTTCTAATCAGATAGCCAACAGGTCTGTCAGGGAACGGAGACCTGTCCAAAGACAAGATGTCCTTATACGCTGCCTTCACTGTATCGTAAACCGCTTCTCTGCGTCTCGGCAGCTTGATTTCAGGATGCTCTTTCTTCATCCACTTCTCAACCACTTTTGCCACGTCAATGCAGTCTTGCTTTTCCAGCTCGTCACACACAGACCAGTCAAAATCCTGGTATCCGCTTCTGCGGGGCTTTTTGGCGACTTTTTGCGGTTCATCCGATACTTCGCTTGCCTGAGCTTCAATCAGCGTCTCAGATGCTTTAATTTTGGGCTTGAACTTGACCGCCACAGCCTTTCGCGCCACAAGAACTGGTTCATAGGTCACCACGATGTCCGACACGGCATTGATTTCATCCACCGCAACGTCAAGCACTCGTTTGCGAAGGTTCTTGTAAACATCGTAGCTCGCTTCCATCGCACCGAGCTGTTCTCTCAATTTTTTCAGACTGATTTCATGCGGCTTACTGTCCATGTTCAGCCAGTCCCGAAGAATCGAATAAAGCAGGATGCTGTACTGTGATTTCATCCGTGATGTGTAGCGTAGACGATACCGAACGTACCCGCTTTCGGCAATATCAAAAAAGATGGGGCGAAGGTCAGGGTTGCAAGTGATTGCCACAACATAAGACCTTGTTTCCGGCACATAGTCCAGTTTTGCCCTTGTGAAAAGGACAAAACTCTCAAACGTGCCCTTCTCTTTGTCAATGGGAATCGACACTGTATTGCCTAGAAAGTGCTTGATCTGCGGCTCAATCCTTCGTGCATCAAGGCTTTTTAACCCAAGCAGGTCTCTGTACTCTGCCAACGAGAACTCCACACGGCTGCTGTTTGGGTCTCTCGGATTTATTCTTGACAAGTAAACCTCTAGCAACCGAAGTTCGCCTGCTGTGTAGTCCCTAAACTTTGCCCACACAAGGGATTTGCTTTTCTCGACAAGGTTATTGTCTGATATTTTTGGCATCTGCTCACTTCCTTTAATGGTCTGAAAACAGTATATCACAGACCGGGGGGACAAGTCAATACAATCTGTCCCCCATGACATGTCTTTTTGTCCCCCATAGGGTCGTCAAAACGTCCCCCATGACTTGTCAAAACGTCCCCCATGCTTTGTCATTTCGTCCCCCATCTACATATTATATATTAAACAAGAAATAAACAAGAGGTTAAATATCATCGTTAAATAAGCGATGACGATAATTTTCAACAATTTCTTTGTTTTTCCATTCCAGCTTGTGGATAACGAAACCTTTCATTTGCTGAATAAAGTCTTTCCGGCAATAATTAGTCTTATCTAACGTGTACAAAATGTGGATGAAAAACTTTTGAGCCGGTATTATGGGGGACGGATTGACAAGCTGCTTAATCGCAAACAATAAATTAGCGATAATTCGTTGTTTATTCCGCGCAAATGCTGTCGATTTACAGACTATGGGGGACGGAATGACAAGGAGAATTTGCCCGATAGGTGTACAAAAAGTGGATTAACGTGGACAAAATGTTCTTCAAAAACTGCGATAATTCGACAATCAGCGCAAAATGTTTTCTTCGTTGATGGTATAAGAATCGTTTCGCTTCATGGCCGCAGCTTCCCCACAGTCCTGTGCCTGATATAAAATCTGCATATTGGGTTGTGTTCCGTCTGGGTCTGGGTCGGTTTTTGTGGCCTGCGCCATTTCATAATGACCTGTGACGGTACGGCAGACGGACACACGATCACGCAAAGTCGTGTGAAGGTTGGCTACCATTTCGCACAGAACGGCAAGGTAATCTGAGCCGTGATTGCCATAGATCAGATAGCACAGCAGGTCGATTTCTTGCGGATGGGCTTCTTTGATATGCTCTATCAGCGCATCCCTCTTTCTCTCGGTGCTGGCATCGCCAGCCAGACTTTCCAATAATCCAGGATGCAAACAAGTGTCTATGTACGGCTTGGCCGCAACACCGCAGCACACAAACCATTTTATGATAGTAGAAGCATCTGGGGTCATTGTCCCTTGCTCATAACGAAAGATGGATGTTCGGCCTATACCCATTTTGTCCGCAAGCTTCTGTTGGCTAAGCCCAGATTCTGCTCTTGCCATCTCTAACACTTTTGCCACTCGTATCCTATAATCATCCATAAATACCCCTCTTTCGACAAAATGACACAAAAGCAAAGAAATTCAACTGATATATTGTTCAAAATGTGAAACAATAATTGAAAAAAGTCGCTGTTCCATTGAAACAGCGAGATGTGGTATAACTGTATTGTCAAAAAATTCCAAATAGAAAGGAAACACAAAATGAAAGAAACTGCAATCTGGAACTATGAACGTATGCCAATCATCGATGGAATGCCCGCCAGCGTTACCGATGGGCAGCCACACACACCTGAACCGTGGGAGGAAAGCTAATGAACCGAACTGTAGATGATTTGATTGTCCCATACGCTCGCAGACGGACGCTGGAGCTTGTCCTGAGCCTTTCTGGGTACGAAGCTGATAAAGATGCTTACCTCGAAGCAAAAGGCATCCTGGAACGTGCCGTAGCCGCCTTAGACGATGGACGCGACCCGGCAGATAACATCGAACGCATTGACGGAAAGCTTGTGGAACTGTGAAAGGAGAAGAAGATGGACTTTACGAACGGATTCTATAAAACCGAAAACCCTGTTATTCTTGAAGAAGTAAAAACCTTCCTCCAGTCAATGGAACGGCGTGGAGCAACCGTGAAGGACTTAGACGATGCCATTGTGCAGCTAAACAATGTTTCGCACAGCATCAGCACAAACGCTCTCGTCAAAGCAGATGTGCTGGACGATTTACCGGATAACCCCTTTCGTTCCATGCTCAACGGAATGTTACAAAGCAAAGGGTAACTTAAACTTAATGTGGCTCTTAATCATTGTCATTGCGATTTTTGGCTTCCCTGATACAAAGTAATGGATGCGAAGAAAACATTCGATTTTTACGAAGTTGTTAAAAATACATTGACTTTACAACTAGAAGATGTATAATCGTATCAAATGAACATTCATTTTTACTGATCGGGAGGATATGCCACAATGAGTGAACAGGAAAGAGCCAAGATTGACCGATTTATTGCATGGCTGCTGGAACATCCTGAAAAGATTCCGGCAGCGGAGCAAGCCCTAGACCTGGAATAATAGAAAACCCCTTGGGCAGAGCTACACCAGCCCGGCACAAGGGGTTTTTATTTTACCGGGTCAGAACCGTTTCCTCACATCTTCTCGATCAGGTTCATCAGCGCTTCACGCTGTTCTTTCGGCATAGATTCAAGCTTTTTTCTAATCCGCTCCACTGCTGCATCGACTTCACTTTGCGGCTGCTGGGGCGGATTCTCTTTTTGGTCGCCAGTGAGAAGGTAGTCTACAGTAACGCCAAAGTACTGCGCCAATTTAACTGCATTCTGATTGGTCGGCTTTGCATCGTTTCCGGAACTTGCTTCTGTTCTCCAATAACTATAAGCGGATTTTGGGACACCAGCATCGGTTAAAGCACGAGACGGCCTTACTCCCTTTTCTTCGCATAGTTTTACGAAATTGTCAAAAAACACAAAACTTACCTCCAGTGCTTGTACAAGATGACAAAGTTCTACCACTTGAACAAAAACACTTGAAAAGTTCTACTACTTGTGCTTTAATAAAGATACCGAGTTCAATCGGCAGAACAAATTAAAGGCTTTGAACAAATAGAAGAACGTTCGATAATGTTTTTGCTTGACACCATAATATTATCATATTCTTTCAAAAAGTTCAAGTATTAGAACAAGAAAGGAGAAAAAATTTGCTTCCTAAGTGGACAGGCGATGTTGTAGGAACGCTTCATGTTCACAATATCGAAATCAGAGAGCTTGCTGCAAAAATGGGATACGCACCGGAATACTTGGGGAAAATCCTGAACGGTAAGCGTGAGCCTAAAAATGCGGAAGCTAAGGTGAAAGAAGCTCTGGCTGAGCTTGTAAAGGAAAAAGAGGAAAAATGAGAGAAATCGTGCTATCCATGCAAAGCGGCGAACCGGTAGCGTCTAGCCGTCAGGTTGCCGAGAACTTCGGAAAGGAACACAAGGACACTTTGGAGAGTATCCGGCAGATTTTGGCGGCGGAAAATTCCGCCACCAAATCCATGTTCTACGAAACCACGTTTGAGAACAGGGGCAAGCAGTACCCCATGTACCTGATGAACCGTGGCGGTTTCACCCTGCTGGCTATGGGCTTTACCGGCAAGGCGGCTCTTGAGTGGAAGCTCAAGTACATTGCAGCGTTCAACGAGATGGAGAAGAAGCTGGCTGAACAGCCGCAGCTCACACGCTCGCAACTCCTTGCAACTGCACTGATCGCAGCACACGAAGAACTGGAAGAAAAGGACAAACGGATTGCAGAGCTGACACCGGATGCAGAGTTTGCCAGGGCCGTGTGTATTGCAGACAACTGCCGGACAGCCACCAGCATCGCAAAGGACTACGGTTTGACTGCTGAAAAGCTGAACAAGCTGCTTTACAGCCAGAGAGTCCAGTACAAAGACAGCGATGGTCAGTGGGTGCTGTATAAACCCTATCAGGGTAAGGGCTACACCAAGAACCGTAAAGGCAAGGCCATTCAGCGCTCTAACGGTAAGACTTACATTCCAAATACAACAGTCTGGACGGTCGAGGGCGAAAAACTCATCCATGAGCAGCTCAAGAAGCTGGGCATCACGCCGAGAATCGAGACCAGGGCTGTTGTAGAACAGCAGGATTTCGGTGGATGGGAGGGCTGAACATGGAACAGATTATCACCTTAAAGGTTGACCTTGAATACCCGGAAGAAGCCAAGTTTGCCATTGACGCCGCGGCTAAGACCTACTCGGATTTCAAGCGTGAGCAGGCGACAAGGCGCTTTGTAGAAAATGGTTGTACGCCGGAAGATGCAAAGAAAATCGCAAAGTTCATCCAGTTTCTTGACCAGTGTTTTTCTGAACACAATGAAAGAGCCTTAAGAAAGGCAAGTGAAGTGGATGGAAATTAAATACTGTGAGCGGTGCGGCTGTCTTCTTGGCAAAGTTCTCAAAACCAAACGGTATTGCAAAGAATGTGCAATGTTGGTTAAAAAGGAAAACCAGGCAGCGCGACGCGCTCCATATGGCGTCGTTCCGTGCGAATGGTGCAAAAAGCCGATGCGTAAAGTATACGAACATCAAAAGTACCACCAAAAATGCGCGAACGCTGTAAAACGAAAACAGATCGCAGACTGGTGGAAAGAACACCCGGATTACATCAAAACACCTTCTCGTAAAGCCAGACCGGAAGGGAACCAGACAGAAGAAAAGCCTAAGCCGAAGTACACCATCAAACAAATGAACGATAAAGCAAAAGAGCTTGGAATGAGCTACGGCCATTACAGCACTTTACTTGCACAGGGAAATGTGAAGGCTCCTGATGAACGGTAAATACTACGGCCAGCGGGAAATCCGCTGGCACAGCCGGGAGAAAGAACGGCTGGAACGCATCCAACGTAAGCAAAGGATGGCAAACGATGAAGAAAGCAATAAGCAACTTCAACAAAAGCAGTCCGTGGCGGAAGCGCTGGCAAGAGCGTGAGCCTTTAAGACTGGAACATATCAAGAAAGAAAGAGTGAGCAAAAATGAAAAAAATCAAAGTCAGAATCACATTCACCGAAGCAGTTCTCGGCACATGGCCTAGCAATCAGAACATTGCACGCGAGTTCATCGCCAGCAAGTCCCCGGATGCAAATACCATCGAGGACGAGGTTGCTGCTCTGGGCGCTGATGCTGTGGCAGATAAGGGCATGACCGTGTTCCCTCGCAACGAGAACGGCGAGCCTATCTTGTATGACTACCAAATTAAGGGCTTCTTCAAGGATTCCTGTGGTATGCTTGGTCGTATCGGCGGCAAGACCGAGACTGGCAAAAAGAAAGCCGTGAATGAATCCGGAAAGCTCACCGCATACAAGAAGGTCATTGACGGTCTTATTTTCGTGTCTCCCCGGATGATTCCCATTCATGTGAACGGCGAGATTACCGAGTGCCAGCGTCCGCTGCGTGCGCAGACGGCACAGGGCGAACGTGTCAGCCTTGCCAACAGCGAGCAGATTCCCGCTGGTTCGACCTGCGAGTTTGAAATCGTTCTTCTGGACGATTCTCACGAGAAGGTCGTGCGTGAGTGGCTGGATTACGGTGCTCTGCGTGGCATCGGACAGTGGCGCAACAGTGGGCGCGGGAAGTTTTCGTATGAAATCCTGAACTGATCGCAATGGCACAGCTTTTCAATGAAAGGCGAAGCAATGGCAAGCTGTGGATTTGAACCGCGCATCAAAGGCAATGCAAAGGATTGAACAGATACGCAATGGAATTGCATAGACCCGACATGATTTGCTCCGCAACGGAACAGCTCGGAATTGCTGATAACAGCATGGCTATGGCACGGCTTTGAGACGTGGCACAAAGGCAAAGCATGGAGCAGAAGCGAGTCGCAACTGCAAGGCAGGGAGTTGACAGGCGATGCAATGGCACAGCGAAGAAACGCAACGTAAAACAAAGGCGTTGAGAAGTAGCGCATCGCGAAGGCTATGGATGCAAGGCGTAGCTTTGATAAGCAAAGGCATCGAACGGCGGCAACGTGCGACGCAATGGCAAAGAATAGAACCAATAGGCTAAGGCATTGAGTAGCTAGGAGCAGAACAGCAACGGCAAAAATGAAAGGAGACAAGATGAAAGCATTTATTGAAGTTGCCCTGATGTGGGGCATAGCGCTGGCGGTGGTTTTGGCGGTATTTCTGCTGAACTTCTGGATGGTGCATCACATCGGAATTCTGGTAGGAGCATCAGCTGCCCGTGGAATCATCACGGTATCTGTGGCGATGGCTACGGCATGGATACTGAGTTTTGGAGGTAATAAGAGTGAAAAGCCTGAAAGCTAATGTCCTTTGCACGCTTGGAATCGCGTTAGCAATCTTTTCGGTAGGATGCGGCGATGCAATCCAAAAAAGTCAGAGCACAGTAGCAATGTTTGGATACGTTTTCCTTTCGTGCAGCTTCCTCGCCGCAGCACTCGTCTTGTGTGCCATTGGGGTCAGCTCTGAAAATGAACGCATTGAACAGGAAAATCGCAAAGTAAAACGCATTCCTCACCACACCAACGAGTGGAGGGATGCACGATGAAATGCCCGATGTGCGGTAGTGACAACATCACAACGGTTGATAGCCGGTCTGACCACGATAGCATCATTCGCCGAAAGAAGTGCATTTCCTGTAACCATCGGTGGTCTACCATCGAAATCGACAAAGACCAGTGGTACAGCGCACTGCAAATCAAAGAGAGACGCAAGAGAGGGAGACCAAAAGATGATTAACCTTGACAGATTCGGTGGTGTGACCGAGCCGGAGGACGGCGTGTACTTCATGACCAACGAGCAGATGGCGGAATCGAAAGAAGCCGACCGGCTGGCAGCGATTGAGGACTTACAGTCTGAGATTGAGGACCGGGAAGCAGAGCTGAAAAACCTCCGTGCGCAGTTGGCAGACCTGATGGCTGGCTGATTTTATACAGCCGTATTAAGCCAAAGTAAGAACAATGAAGCCTAATGAAGCCAAAGAAAGGAAAGAAAATGGGCAAGTATAAGAAGGAAATCAAGCACTGTGGAAAGTGCAATAAGCCTTTTTCAGTGTTCCCGAACAGCACCGAAACGCTCTGCGCGAAATGCAAGGAAGCAGTGATTGAAGATACGTTGCGAAAGAACGGTTATGCGCCGAAGCATAGATTTGTGAGAAGCAACATGGATTCTGTTTCAGAGCAGCAGGCTATCGTAGAAGCAGAATTTAAGGCATCGTGCGATTCTAACACGAGCGTTCAGAAAATTTGCCGTGATTGCGGAAAGCCTTTTAAAATCACCCGTGCAGAACGCATTTTCTTTGAATTGCATAACATGGCACTGCCCAAGCGTTGCCCGGCTTGCCGTAAAGTGAGGAAAGAAGCGAGGAAGGAGAACAACTGATGGATAACAGCAAAATCCATGAAGCTCTGATGGCTGTTCAGTCAGAGCTGAAAGCCCCGAAGGGGCAGATGAACACATTTGGCGGTTACAAGTATCGCTCTTGTGAGGATATTTTGGAAGCAGTCAAACCAATTTTGAAAGAACACGGTTTGCTTCTTACCCTTTCTGATGAACCTAAAGTGTTAGAGGGGTGGCATTACATCGAAGCGACCGCAAAGGTGGAAACTCTGGATGGTGGATGCGTAACTGTTACTGCTTACGCAAGAGAACCGGAGCAAAAAACCAAGATGGATGCAGCGCAGGTGACTGGAACGTCTAGTAGCTACGCAAGAAAGTACGCCTTGAACGGTTTGTTCTGCATTGACGACACGAAGGACGCTGACACGGACGAGTACCAGAAGCAGACCACAAGCAGGGCAAACAAGCCTGCGCAGAAGCAAACAGAATTAGAAAACATCCCCCCATGCGCTTGTTGCGGAAAGCAGTTGCAGCCTATTCAGTACAACAACCGCACAGTCACTCCGCTGGAAACTGCAAGAAGCACAAAGAAACGCTTTGGGCGCGTCCTGTGTTGGGACTGTGCTCAGAAACAGCCGAAGGAGGGCTAAACAATGCTTAACTCTATCGCAATTCAGGGTCGTCTGGTTCACACACCCGAAGCTAAGGTTACGAAATCCGGGAAGGATGTTTGCACGTTCAGCATTGCTTGCGACCGTCAGAGTGGCGGTCAGAAGGAAACCGACTTCTTCAACTGCACTGCATTTGGCAATACGGCGTTGTTCGTTTCCAAGTGGTTCCAGAAGGGTAGCCTGATTCTGGTGACTGGTAGCATCCAGACCCGGAAGTATACCGACAAGCAGGGAAACAACCGCACCGCAACGGAAATCATGGCAAACAAGGTTGATTTCTGCGGTGGCAAGTCTGACAGCAAACCCGCCGATCGGGCGCAGGATACACCACAGAACTATTCGCATGGAAACGCAGATGACTTCTCTGTGATTGACGATTCATCGGATTTGCCATTTTAGGACATAAACCTTGACCGCCTACCTTATATAAGAGCTGCGCTATCTGGCTAAACGGGCGTTTGGAAATATGAAGCACTTGGGCGACATTACAAAGATTCACGGCGACCAGATAGAGCCTGTGGATTGCATCACGTTTGGCAGCCCATGCCAGGATTTGTCCATTGCAGGACGCAGAGCCGGACTTGCAGGAGAGCGTTCCGGGCTGTTCATGGAGGCGGTTCGGATTATAAAGGAAATGAGGTCAAGCACAAATGGATTGTATCCAACTTTCGCTATTTGGGAGAACGTGCCCGGAGCATTCAGTTCCAACGGAGGAAAAGATTTCAGAGCCGTGCTGGAAGAACTTGCCCGCGTTGAACAGCCAGACATTTCAATTCCTCGACCTTCGGGTAGGGGGGGCAGATGGAGCAAAGCCGGAGCAATCGCCGGAAACGGATGGAGTTTGGCTTGGAGACAGCTCGACGCTCAATACTGGGGAGTACCCCAGAGAAGAAAACGTATCGCTCTTGTCGTGGATTTTGCAGGCGGACGCGCCTCTGAAATACTATTTGAGCGAACGAGCCTGTCAAGGCATCCTGATTCGCGCATCCCGGCGTGGAAAGAAATTGCCGGACTTACTGCAAACTGCCCTGCTGGAAATGATGGAGTGGTGGGAGCCGGGCGCGGCCGCAAAGGCGATGGAAATGCTGATTGCAGAAGAACAGAAACGGATAAGACGGGAGAAGCTGGCCGCTCTGAACGAGAGGAAAGAACGGATAAGAGAGAAAGCAGAGAAGCAGCTGTGTACTCTCTTAAAATCCGCTCTGGCTGTGCCGGAGGCGGAAAGGGCGCACTTGTGCAAACAGAAAAAGTCGGGACGCTATCGACTCTCCAAGACCAGACGCTTTTCCAGCTGGTACAAGCCGGGGAGATAATCCCAATAAACACACAAATTGCCACAAGACACATCTCGATGGGAGAAAAAACAGGTCTTGGAGTTGGAAAGAATGGAGACCCGGCCTTTACCCTACAGGCGCGGCATGAACACGGCGTGTGTTATTGCATTGCGGGAAACATTGTTGACCGCGCCGATACGGCAGGGGCGAACGGCTTGGGCGCAAAAGAAGAAGTGGGCTATACGTTGAACACGATCGACCGTCATGCAGTTGCGTATTCCATAAATCCGTTGTCAAGCAACAGCATGAAATCAGCAAATCCGCGCAGTGGGTTCAATGAAACAAATGTGAGCAAAACGCTGGACTGCTCTGACGCAAACCCAACGAAGAATCAGGGTGGGCTTGCCATCGTTCAGCCGATGCCGATTCAAGACAAAACAGGAACTCTTTCACCCGGCGCTCACGCTGGAAGCTACAATGGACAGGATGCTTACAACGATATGCTGGTCAGATGTGGGATTATTGACGCGATGCCGTTTGACACAACACAGATAACAAGCCCGCAGAACGGAAGTAACCCGCACTGGGGCGACCCGTGCCATCCTTTGGCTGCAAGCGCGCATACGCCATCCGCCGTTGTGAAAGTGTTTGATGCACGAGGAAATGGCGACGGCAAGCTAGTGCCGATGATTACAGGAAATCACGAAAGCCGGATCACAGATTATACCGCAATCGCAGTTGACTTATACAACGGGGCTGTGACGGGAGATACGGCTACATCCATAACCTGCCGGAGTATAGCATCACATTCCGGGCCGCAGGTCATGGAAAGCTATGGAATCGGAAACGGACAAGCCCATGCGTCGGTCACAAAAGAAAAGTCCGGCACGCTGGACACGATGCACGATGCGCAGGCGGTTGCAATAGAACACATGGAACTGCCGAAGAAGATTGCCTGGATCGTGCGCCGCCTCACACCGACAGAGTGCGAACGTCTGCAAGGCTACCCGGACGGATGGACGGACATTGGAGAATGGACGGACACCAAAGGGAAAAAGCACAAGCCTGCGGACAGTCCGCGCTATAAAGCGCTTGGAAATTCCATTGCACTTCCTCAGTGGTTCTGGATTGCACAGAAGATGAAGCCTTATCTGGGCGAAAATTCCACGCTAGGCAGTCTGTTCGATGGTATAGGCGGCTTTCCGCTTGTTTGGCAAAAGACCTATGGAAACGGTACGGCACGATGGGCTAGCGAAGTTGATAGCTTCTGCATAGCCGTCACAAAAAGGAGATTCGGCGAAGAATGATTACCTGTTGTCTCAACTGCACATCACGCTGCACAGCTTGCCACGACACTTGTGAGAAGTACAAGGCTGAGAAGAAAGACTTCGAGGAGCGCAAGGCATTCGTGTATGAACTGAACCACAGCCAGAGCGTGTACCGCAGAAATTACGAGGATAAGCACCGGGAACGTGGCAAGAAGCGATTTCTCGGAAGTGAATTTAGAGGTGAACAAGGATGAAAAGAAAGTATAAGCCGGGCAGTTACATCATTTCACTTGATGACTTGATTAAGCAGGAGTTTGTTTACTGCGCCGGAAAACTTGTTCACAAAGGCTGGTTTGGTAGCTGGCAACTGCGATATGCAAATAGCGAACTTGCCCGACTACGTATCAGAGAAGCCAAAAAAATCGAGGACAACGAATGAACACCGGCAAGCAGTTTGAAGCGGACTTCAAGGCATCCGTCCCGTCCGATGCGTGGTGCTACCGTCTGAAAGACAGCGCTGCCACCTACTACGGCGGCAACGAGAACTTGTCGTTTTCCATCGACAACATCTGCGACTTCCTTGTGTACCGTTACCCGATGAACCACCTATTTGAGCTGAAAACCATTGAAACGCCCTCTATCCCTCTGGAAAAGGTGTTCGGTAAGTACGACAAGGCAAAGTGCAAATACCGCAAGGAAAAGCACATCACAGATATGGTGGAAGCAATGGGGTACAGCGGTCAGACCGCCCATGTGATAGTCAATTACAGGGCGGTAAACCGCACCTTTGCAATCCCTGCCAGCAAGGTTATGGCGTTCCGATACAACGAGAGCCGTAAGAGCATCCATTGGCAGTGGGCAGAACAAGAGGGGATAGAGGTCGAAGCAAAAAGGCTGCGTGTCCATTGGCGGTATGACGTGGATGGGCTGCTAAAGAGATTGGAGAAAGAAAATGCCAAATTGGTGTGAAGGAAAGCTCAAAGTCCGTGGGAATCCCGAAAACATCGTGCGCTGGTTTACGGATTGCGTGACTGTTTATGACCGACCCTATTTCAACAAAAACAAGTTTCCGAATGGAGAATGGGTCTACAACAAAATCCATGATGGAGCATTGCTCTCTTACGATGATGAGACATTCTACATCAACGTGAAAGACACCGCTTACATCGAGGGTACTATGAAGAACTTCGTCGAAAAGTTCTGCACTGAACAGATTGCTGATGGCGACAACGCAATTCTTGTTCTTCCTGCCATGGCTGCATGGTCGATGGAGCCTGAGCCATACGAAGAAATGTCTAAAAAGTATAGGTTGGATTTCAGATTCTATGGATTTGAAAGCAGTGGATGCGTAAATCAGGAGATGGAAGTCATTGAAGGTAAAACAACCATCAACCGTGAAATTCGATTTGATGATTACCGTTGGGAATGCGCAGACCCGCTAATGGGAGGTTGAAAACATGGAAATTGAGGTTGAGATTTGCGACCGATGCGGCGAGTGCTTTTCGTGGCACGGCGAAGTGAACGGAATCCGAAAAGTGAAAATCAAACAATGTGGCTATGAATGCTCGCCAGACAGGTCGTTCGTTCTTTGCCCCTCTTGCATGGAAAAGCTGAACGACTGGCTGAAAGGAGAACAGAAGTGAGCAGTCGGATGAATAAATTCGGAAACTGCCCTCTGTGCGGCAAACAGGTCAAGCCAACCAACCTCCGCAAAATCGCACGGCAGAACCAGTTGTACGGCTTTCGCATGGCTCTGGATGGCATCGCCGCCACATGGGGCGCACTGATTCAGAACCTTCGGTGCGATGCAGACCTGACCGATGAACAGGTGCAGAAAATTATCCGCATTGGTGACAGGTACTGGGAGATGGTTGGCAAGTTCAAAGAAGAGGACATGACCCCTGACGAGTTCGCAGATTACATCACCGCAAAGTCAGAACAGGTCGAAAAAGAGCTGAGGGAAAGGTGGAGCTAACAATGTTTGAATTTGTAACTCGCTGGCTGGTTTGCCTAACCCTTCTGGCGGTGGTGGTTCAGTCCGAACGGACAATCAAGAACATGGCGAACAGCCTGTTTGAAAAACGACAGGCAATGCTCGTCTGGCTGTTCGTCAACGTGTGTCTGGTCATTTGTACGGCTGTTGTGATGGGGTGGAAATAATGGAAATTTGCGACATTGAGAGAAAAGAAATCAATTTTGGGTGTCTGGAGTATGGAGATGTGTTTGAGATTAACGGCGAAATTCTCGTGAAAGCTAACGTGAACCTTTCGGTAAGTAAATTGTCTGGCGGTGTCAGCTTAAAAAGCGGAGAGTTTTTGCAGATAGATGAGGTTTTTCCAGTCAAGATGGTAAACGCTCATCTCCAGTTGGAGGGCTAAGGAAAATCATGGACAACGAACTTTACTGCCCGATGAAGATGACCAGCAATCCGCTTGGTCGGTGCGTATGCGAGAAAGAAAAGTGCGCTTGGTGGCGGCAGTTGGACAACTGTTGCTCCATCTGGTGGATTGCAACCGAGCTGGATAAAATCGAAACGAAAATGAAGAGGTGAGAACATGATTATGAATGAATGGATTAGTATACATGACCGATTGCCGGAAATCGGTGTTAGGGTTCTCGTCTTTGAGAAGAACACGGTAAACGAGAACATGGTTTTTTACAAACGAAGAAAATGTTGAAGTGTGCAGAAGAGCTTTTATGTGCGCCAGTAAATGGGTAGATGATGCCGGATTTGCGTTGGACGATAGACCGTATAACGCAGAAATTACACACTGGACACCATTGCCTTGTGCTCCGGGAAAGGAGTAAAAATGAAAGACTGGATTGCGATTGATAGCAAAACACCAGAAAAATCTGGCGCATATTTAGTTGTCGCTCAAGGACTTTCTGTTAGATTTGTTGATAGGGCGTTTTACGATGTAGAAACGAACATTTGGAAACGCCGCTCTTATTTATCGTCAAAAACATGGAGCGTTACGCATTGGATGCCCCTTCCTGAACTGCCAAAGGAGGTCTGATACATGGCAACACCCCCGAAGCGTGGTCGTGGCAGACCGCCACTGACCGAAGCGGAAAAGAAAAAGCGTGAGAAACGGGCGCAAAAGGCGAAAGAAGAAGCAGCTGCAAAGCGTGAAAAAGAGCGTGAGAAGAAGAAGCAACAGATGCTTAACAAGCGGAAATCTATCCGCTCACAGGTGAGTAAAAAGGTGAAAGAACAGCAAGAGTTAGCTATCGAGAAGTCGAAGATGATGAATACAGGCGATTTGCAGTCGAGAATCGGAGATGAAGAGGACAAGAAGGTCATCGGCATGATTGCAGCCAAGTATTTTGGCGACCTTCCAAGCGTGGACATGAATAACCCGATTGAAGTGCAGCAGCGCCTTGACTTCTTCTTTGACGCTTGCATCGAAGCCAGAATATCCCCTGTGGTGGAATGGATTGCGCTAGTACTAGGCATCGAATGGCCTAGCCTGAGACAGATTATGACGGGCAAGCGCCGTGACGACAGCTTGCAGCAGAAGTACATCTTGAAGCTGATTCTGCAAATGCAGTCCATGTGGGCGTACAACGGTATGTATGGTCAGGAGAATCCGGCAGAATGGATTTTCCGAGCCAAGAACTACTTTGGTATGCGTGACAACGTGGAAGTCACCGTTGCACCGCCTGAACAGCCGTTGGGCGATGCCCAGAGCGCAGAACAGCTCGCCCAGAAGTACCAGACAGCTTTGCCGAAGGAGATTGACGTGGAGTTCAAAGAGGTAACGGAAAATGAAACAACGGTTGGTTGACTTCTCCGACCCGATTCTATCAGCGGCGCTGTTTATTTTGTTGAAAGACCGTACGACCGGAAAAAACATCATCTGGGCGACAGAGCCGCCGCCTGAACTGGGTGCGGGCTTTGCGGATGAAATCACGTTAGAACAAATCAAGAAATGCCCGCCAGTGCCACGAGTTTTCAAGCGTCTGGATGAGCAGAAGAAGAGAACCAAAGCAAAAGCAGAGGTTTTCACTCCTTCTTGGGTCTGCGAAAAGATGATAGACATGGGCGAAGAAAACGGTGCGATGCCCGATATGAAGAAGGAGCCTATCAAGTACATCCATTCGACAGTCCTTGAAATCACCTGCGGAGAAGCACCATTCCTTGTGAATCGATACGACACGGTAACAGGCAAAAAGATTCCAGTACCAAGGCGGAAAGGACTGTTTGACCGCAAACTGAAATGTGTAAACAACTGGTTTGATTGGAATGTCTGGACATGGCACGATGTTGCAGAGGACGCAGCGACGACTACATACGGCTATGAGTGGCAGGGCGATAGCCTGCTGCTTGCAAGAGCAAATATGCTCCTGACATGGCGAGAGAACTTTAAGTGGCTGTTCGGCATAGAGCCTGACGCTGGGAAGGTTCGCAACATGGCTGCTATCATCTCATGGAACGTCTGGCAGATGGATGGGTTGAAAAAGACCGTGCCGGGGACGGATATTCCGTGCAAAATCAAAGACTGGAAAGCCGACAAAGAAATCCTGTTTAAGGACGTTGAGGAGGACGACTAATGCAAACTGACAGAGGAATCTACCACAAGCGAGTATGCGACCGCTGCGGAGCGGTTCTGGGCGGCAGGATGATGAACCCTGACGAATACTTCAAAGACTGGGCGTGGCGCAGGGACACAGGCGACCTATGCCCGGAGTGCTACGAGGAGTATAGGCGAGTGATCGGGCGGTTCAACGCCAACAGAAGGAGAAAGAAAGGGCAGATATAATGAAAAAGTGCGCTCTTTACAGGTGCAAACAGTGCTTTGCAACCATGACGGACGAAAGCGATGTCAGAATCGACAAGGACATTGTTGATTGGATGTTTGAAAACGAAATGGAAGAAAGTAAAATTGGGTTTATCGCCAAATTCAAAATAAGCGATAAAGTCCTCATTCATCGTTGCGCCAATAACACTGTTGGTTTATGCGAGTTTATCGGATGGAAGGAGACAGAAGAATGAACTTCTACTGCACCACCGAACATTGCTTTATGTCAGGGATGCTTTTTCATAAGGGCGTTGTCAGTTGTACAGCGCATGACTGCAAAGACAGGACGGAGCCATCTTGTGGCTCTTGCAAATGGTACGCAGAGCCGGAGGACGTGTGTGTGAACGACCAGTCAGAACACGTTGCAGACTTCGTGTGGGATGAACGCGGATGCAAAGAATGGGAGAAGAAAGATGAGCGGAAGTAATGTAATCAGGCTGAGCAATGGCATTCTACTGGACAGCAAAGGGAAACTTTTATGCCAAACTGTGGACAAGTCCTGCTCAAACTGTAAATGGTATGACAGCTTTTCGTGGGTCTGCTGCAATGGTATGTCTGAGTGCAAGACTTATTTTGCAGAACCAGACTATGTGTGCAAAGACTGGGAGAAGAAAGATGACAACAGGGGAGAAAATCAAGAAGCGCAGGATTGAACTTGGCATCACGCAGAAAGATGTTGCGAGGATGATTGGAACAACCAGTGCGTACGTCAGTGCCGTTGAAAAGCAAAAGCGTGGCGTAAAGAAGGAAACGCGGCTGGCAAAATTCGCAGAAGCCCTTCAATGCAGCGTGAACGATTTGAAGTCGGATGTGCCAAAAGGCATGGTAGACCCAACCAATGACGACTTCGGAGCGGTCTGCAACTGCGCTGTCCGCTATTGCTTGGGCAGACGGTCATATATGCCTAGTCTTGTTTGCAGATACATCATCTCGCTTCTGCCGGAGCTGACCGACAAGACGTTGGATTGCTTTGAACGTGACATTGCAGAGCGCAAGCGGACAGGATTTGACTTTGGCGATTCCTGCGACTATGAGACGTGGGATGCGTTCTACAAGGCGGTTTGCACGGAGATTGAAAGGAGAAAGAAAAATGTCTTTGCTTGAAATTGTACTCGGTTTTGTTTTGACGACAATGATTGGTTTTGTGTTCGTTTTTCCGATTTATTTGCTCGAAAAATATATAGTTCTTAGAACTTTGGAAAAATACATAGACAACATAACCTTGAAAGCCATTGCGGTTGTAGCAGTCAATGTTCTTTTCTTTCTTGTTGGGTTTGCAATCATATTTAGCGTTTACGGTTAAGTTTGAATAACACGATTTGAAGAAAGGACGAGCAATGAGAGCCAGACCGATTGATGCCAATGCACTACGGAAACGCATTGAAGAATGGATGCAGGAATTAGAGCAAGAGTTTACTGTTGAGTACGCCTACATGGGATATGCGCTAGATGATGTGCTTGATTACATCGACACTGCACCAACAATCGAGGTAAAAGACAATGGCTAATTAGCCAGAATATCTTGAACGAAACGCACTTATTGAAAGAATCCAGAAAGCATATTGCGATGGCTGCGAGAACTACAATGGAGTTAGATGCCGTGCTTGCGGCATTGGCGATGCCATTGACATTGTGGAAGATGCTCCGACAGCCTTAGAGCGTACCGCTGAATGGATTGTACAGGACGATACGTTCACAAGGTTCGAGTGTAGCAGATGCCACACAAAAAATCATCACACACGTTGGAACTACTGCCCGAACTGTGGAGCGAAAATGGAGAACGCGCATGGCTAACACACTTTGGCATCCAGCAAGCGAACCGTCACGAGAGCGGACGCAGCCTTTGTTGCTTGCGGCTAAGACAACGTGGCGTGATAAAGATGGAAAAATGTTGCAAGGCTTCTCGCCGACAGCGTATTTTCTTGGCTGTTACGCAGACGGTCAGTTTTGGGACGAAATAGGCGAGAGACTGCCGGATAACGTGACGGTCACACATTGGATGCGCATTTATGCGCCGGAGGGTTGACAGATATGAGGCCGATTGATGCAGATGCGCTGCGCCAGAAGATTGAAAAATGCGCTTTGGACGCAGACAGAGCTAGTTCGTTTTCGAATCCCGATGGAGGAGCTTTCTACGATAAGGTGCTGGATGCTATTGATACAACACCGACTATTGACCCGAACATTCAGCGTCCTGTGACGCATTGAATGACGTTTCCGATGGTATAGGAGGGCTTATGGAAAACAATATCGTTGTTACACAAGATATGATTGACTCGTTTACGGCTGCCATGCGAGAGGCGTACAGAGCATATGGAGATGATGAGGAGCGGGTGCATGGCGCGATGGACGGCATCATGTGTGAAACCTTAGAAAAGCTGGGATTTGCAGAAGGTGTGGGAATCTTTAACGAAGCACCGAAATGGTATGCGTAAGGAGCGGTAAACATGACGAACAAGAAGTTTGGAATCATCGTTATAGACTTGAGTCTTTTTGACTTCGGGCCGAAGCCGCCTTGCGGGTACATCAAGGCAAAACATATCCGCCCAGCGTACGGTAAAGGCGCAAGGCCTGTCAAAGCACATAAGCGAATCACGAGAACAAGAGAGGGATTTAGAAAGTGACAGAACTCAAGAGATGTCCGTTCTGCGGTGCGGAACCACCGACTGTAAAAGTGATTCATCCACTTGACATTAACATGGCTAATTGGGTAGTCTGCGGAAAATGCGGGGTGAGCACTTCTGTAACATTTGGCAAGGAAAAAGCCATCGAAGTATGGAACAAACGCTACAAAGAGGATTAAGCATGGACAAAAAACGAGACAGCTTTACATTCCAACGATACTACTTTGAAGCCATCTCCACACTGAAAAGTAAAGAGAAATTAGAACTCTACGATGCAATCTGTGCATACGTTTTTGAAGGAAAAGACGCAACTTTGAACTCAAAAAAGGCAGAATCTTGTTTCATTTTGATTAAACATCTGCTCGATGAAGAGTTGAAAAGAAGCGATATTGCGTCAAAAGGATGGTCTACACGAAAGTCAGCTCATCCTCATGTCATAAATGAGATGAAGGTCAGCTCATCTATGAGCTCACAGTCAGATGACAATGAGCCCATTGTATCAACTGACAGTCAGATGAATATCAAGACCTTGCCGGAGAGTGCGGTCAAAAAGAAACCTGACATCTTCTCCGACTTTGCTCATGGCGATAAAGCCCTGCTGGAATCCCTGCGAGAGTTCGCACAGATGCGTACAAGAATCAAAAAGCCTATGACAGACCGGGCAAAACAGATGCTCTGCAACAAGCTGGAAAAGTTTGATCGGCACGACTGGAAAGCCATTCTTGACCAGAGCATCTATGCCGGGTGGCAGGACATTTACGCATTAAAACAGGATGACCAGTACGAGCAAAGTACGGAGATGGAGTTTCCTAGACTATGACAATGGACGTTCAAACGGTATTTATCGGTGCGCTGATGCTCTGCAAGCCGGGCGTTGTGGATGAAATCATACCAGACCTTGAACTTGACTTGTTCAGACCTGAGCTGAGAGACGCTTTTGCGGCTGTTCAGGGCTATTGGACGGCTAGTGGTAAGATAGATATAGTCGAGATAAACACGCAGCATCCAGACGTAGCGCAGACGCTCTTGGCGTGTGTACAAACCTGTGAATCAGAGTGTGTACGAATTGACAGGGAGCAGATGCAGCGTTGGGCACAGCTTATCAGAGAACAAGCTGCACTCACTCGTGTGCAAGGTCTGGCATTCCAGATGACCAGCGAGCTTACCGACTATTCTGATTTATCAGACATTTACCAGCAGATGGGCGAAGCAATGAGCCTGAAAACTGAGGAAGAAGATGCGTGGACATACGAGGATGTTCTGAACGACTATGTGCTTCACATGGACGAGAAACCTGTGTACATCAAGACAGGCCTAGAGCGTCTGGATGAAGCGCTGCACATCTCACCGGGTGATTTCATCATCATCGGAGGCAGACCGTCTGCGGGCAAGACAGCCCTGTCTCTTCAAATAGCAGCAAGCATGGCAAAGCAGAACTACACCGTGTACTATTTTAGCCTAGAAACCAGCAAACGCAAGTTGGGCGCACGTCTGATGGCTAATCAAATATACTGCCCTCTGGACACGGTGAAAAATAAGGCGGTCAGCTTGAATGAGATTGACGGACAGGCAAAAAACATGAAGATGCCCTTATATATCCGCTCCGCTGCCGGGAAGAACGTGGCGTGGATGAAGGCTCAGGCTCTCCGTAAAAAGGCTCAGGTCATCTTCGTAGACTATCTTCAACTCATCCACGAAACAGGCGCAAAGGACAGATATGCCGCCATTACAGCCATATCCATTGCCCTGCACGAACTGGCACAGACCACAGGCATTGTTGTGGTGGCATTGGCACAGCTCAATCGAAACCCATCCAAGCCCGGAGCAACGCCTACCAACTCCGACTTACGAGAGAGCGGACAGATTGAACAGGACGCTGATGCAATCATCCTTTTGTCCGGCGATAACCCCGACAAGTACCTGTTCCGGCTAAGCAAGAACAAGGAAGGCGAGATAGGCGACCTTCCCATCACGTTTAACAAGCAGATTCAACGGTTCCAAGAGTATACTTGGATGGATTGATAATATAAAAATCAACAAACGGAGGAAAACGACTATGGCACTTACCAACATCGAACGTGAAACCATCATCACCTTCAACGCAGCGGAGGATACAGCAGAAGTCTACACGGCAGACCCGGTTTACATTCGCAAGCTGGACAAGCTCTGTGAGCAGTTCCCCGACACATACAAGTTTATGGCGGAGCTGTCTGCCAAGCGGTGCAAGGAATCCAAGACCTATTCGATGCCGAAACGTCTTGTGAAGTTCCGGCCGCCTGTCACTCGTGAAATCAGCGAAGAGCAGCGTGAAGCACTGGCAGAGCGTTTGCGTAAGGCAAGAGAAGCCAAGAATATCTAATCTTAGCTCGCGCGGCTACAAAACTACTGTATCAGAAAGCATGGAATGGTGTCAGGTGGTAAAACTACCCTCTGCGACTATTCCGTGCTTTTTTCTCTTGTTATTTATCAGGGTGAAACGGCAAGGTCTGAATTTGAGAAAGAATCGTCTAATCGCAGGGCTGATTGAGACGAAAAAACGCTTTGACTATCACTTTCGCAAATGGCTTTCAAATTTTTGTCCCCTTTCCCCCTTGTTTCCTCTTTCCCCCTTTTGTCCCCCTCTTTCCCCTACAACCCCTATTACCCCCTATAATCCCCCTAACATCTTCCGTGCTCCCCCTTTCCCTCCCCGTGTGTTTAGCGCGTCCGCGGGCGTTATATGCGCCAGCGCGCGCGTTGACGGAGCCGGGTGTGCTATGATAGTTCAAAAGTGAACAAATAATACTTATGCGAAATTGTAAACTGGTTCTTTCCCCCTACAACCCTCTATCTCCAAAGCTACACCGTTAGCCAGCAGAGCAGACCGTAGGCAAGAACTGGCGTTAGGTTCGGACTGGTGGATGGTCTACGACTATTTTACATGGAGAATTGACTTCATTTTGTAGTCGGTTGGATATGTATAAATGTTGCATAACTTGACTGCTACTATCAGGCATAACTATTCATAGCAAAGTAGTATGGATTAGTTGCAATATCATAGCTTATTACTGGGAATTAAATCGAGCAGGAACAGACCGAATCGGATGGTATGACTATTCCAGCAGAATAATCCCTAGATAATTACTAGGATATATAAGTGTATATTATAATAAGTACGGTTGGCATGCGAATTTGGTATGTCTAGCGAGTGAATAAATGTGTGAATATATGCAATGGGTTATGAATTTTATGCGGTCGGATAACTTAGCGACTATCGCATCTCTCTTTTCTTAAAAGGCGAACGACTATTTCACACAAAAAATACACGACTATTTGCCGATGATTCGCAAGAAAATGCTACGACTATTCCACGACTATTTTATTGGAGAAACTACGACTATTGGTTACGACTATTTCAGAAGTTGTTACGACTATTCCAGCCGGAACGCCGCGACTATTGCTGACCTCTATTGGCTATCGGGCGATAGCCCGAAAAGAGAAGCGGCGGTAGCCGTCAATGGTTCCGCCCGCCTGCCGTGCCCCTGCTGCTAAACTGCCCCGCCGGGTGGAACGTGTTAGCCGGTGCGCTCTGACTGCTGACCGGTGCTAGATCGCAAGCCTCCGGGCTGTCCCCTGCACAAGATGCAAGCCGGATGCACTGACCCGCCGCCGCTGGCATGAGCTGCGATGTGCTGCACCGTCTAGCATGGATCCATAACAGGGCGCACCCTTATATACCTTATTATAATAGGCGGCTGCCCTGCCCTGTACAGCGTCCGGTGTGGCGGCGGTATCTGGTATCGGTGGAGGTGCTGCGCTTGATGGTATGCCCTCTAGTGTGGTGCAAGCGGTGCATAGGCGGCTTGTGTGACTGCTGTATTGTGTGCGTTGGAATAGGTCAAATCAACGGAAACGCCGCTGTAAAGGCTTGTATGTGGCTGTATTGCAGTTTGGCAAAATAAAAGCCCTGCACCGTGTCAGATGCAAGGCAAAAGAAAACCCCGCCGGGTTATGGCGGGGTAAAATCTGAAATTGTATCAGCGCTGATTGAACCAAACGTTATAATCTGCTGCCGTCATGATGGTATAGCCGCCACAGACCTTAACAACAACATCTGCGCCGCTTGCCGCCTTGCGCGCATAGTATCGGCTGGTATACAACCCTGTTATTGCATTATATCCCTTGTTAGTCATAATATAAGCCCTCCATTATTTGGACGCCTTAAACAGCGCCGAGAAAAACCAGAAGAAAAACAGGATGCAAGATAAAATCACAGCTTGCACCCCCCAACAGCTGCACACTTGAGCGCAGATGCAAGATAGGTATATTTTTTGGGAACGTGGGAATCATCGGTGTAAACGTACCAGTTTCTAATAGCGTCTTGCCGAACTGTGCAGCCGTTGGCAGCCGTGAACGTTACAACGGCATCATGTGCAAGATTTGGCTCTATTTGCCTATACTCTTGCAGAATGTTCGGCACTGTGTTGTTACGGGACGTATAAGGCAGGCCAACGCCTGCAAAATGTATTTGCATAATCATTTTATAACCCCCTTATACCACACTGAAGCGCTTGTAGGTTGTCTTGCTGCTGCACTCTGCGTATACATCCGGGTGCAGCGTCTTGAGTAGCTTGCTATCAAGCCGGACACTCTGCACATCCTTGTAAATAGCTTTTGCAGTGCCTTGCGCCATCTCCGGCGCACCCTGCATCATGCAGATAATATCAGCTTTAATTCTTTCGTTCATAGCTTCAAGCTCTTCCAAAAGCCGTTTGTTTTCGCGGTATTCGTTCACTTTTTCCTCGAATAACGTCATTTTTTAGTCCTCCTTAACTGTTAAGAAACGCGATCATAATCAGCGCCCCGCTGACCATGCCGCCCACATACCAGAGGGCGGCCCACTGGGTTGCATCAAGCACTAACATATTTACTGCACCCCCTTGCAATACAGGCCGTTGGTGTGGCAGATGGTGCGGATACGGTTGCAAGCCTGATACAGCGCACGGGCTTGCACGTCAAGCCACGTTTCGCGGCTGTTGGGGGCGTTCATGCCGCCATCGGTGCGCTTGAGTTCGAACGGGGTGCAAACACGGGCGGCAATATCGGCATTATAGCACAGGGAGCAGCCGCCGTTACTGTACTGCTCCCAACAGCTTGCACCGTTGAGCGCCCACCGCTCAAGCTCTGCACCGTCAAGGGGCAAGCGCTCCATGTTGTCCGCACCATCCTGCACATCCTCCAGCAGGTCGAGAGCGTACAGCGTGACGGCCTTATCCCATGCGCTGCGGTCGTGGCGGGCATTGAGTTTTGCGCGGATGGTATCTGCAAGTGCGGTATAGTCGATGGTCTTTTTCATGGTTTTTGTCCTCCTGTTTTGTGGTGTGGTGGTGTACATCCTCTGTACATTTACTATTATACACGATTAAACGTACAAGTCAACAGTATATTCAAGATTAAACGTACAAGCATATAAAAACGTTGCACACGCAACATACAAGCGCTACACGCCCCAGCGCTTGCCGCCGTTTCGATCGTCCCCGCATGGCCTGCCCTGCTGCCCGTGATGTGTAGCCGTTCCGGGTGCGCTGGGGCTGGGGTATCCACCTGGGGGGAATAGGGCCGGAGGCCCGGGTGGGGGCGGCGAGTCCCGTCTCCTCCGACCAAAATAAAAAAGGCGTTTTCGGTGTTCCCCTTGCCAATACCCACCCCGTCTTCACAAAACGAAACCAGTCTGATTGTGCAAGTCTCCAAATTTTCCAAAAAATAAAAAAAGACCCCTCTCGGAGTCTAGATTGTGTTATAATCAGCTAAAGGCAACACGCCAAAGAAAAGGAGAATCAAAAATGAGAAAGAAAATCGTTGCGGCAGTTCTGATGGCTGCTTTGGCTTGCATTATGTTGGTTGGCTGTGGTGGTAGCAAAACTACATCTAGTTCCGCTCCGGCTGAGCCGCTTGACTTAACGGGGAACTGGGAAGAAAAAGATAAAGGCGACAGTTATCAGGCTGGATACATCAAAGATGGAGAGATTGTCATCTATTGGGTGTCTGATGGCGGCGATACGAAGTCTTTGTATTGGGCTGGCTCTTATGTAGCACCTACTGACAGCGCAGAACCTTACACATGGGATTCTAAAAATGATAAGGAGAAGACCGGGCTGGCTCTTCTTGCTTCCGGCGATGAAACAAAGACGTTCACTTACGAAAAAGGCGAAATCACTTATAGCGCATCTGCACTTGGAACAACGAAGAAAATGCACTTTGTCCGTACTGATACGAGTTATGAGGACTAAACATTGAAACAATTAAAAGCCAGTAGCCGAAAAGCCGCTGGCTTTTATGAATGTTGGAGACTTGTTGTATGATAGCCATTGTTGCAATCGTTATATTTTTTTATTTGATAGCAGTTCTATCGAAACGAAGTAGCGAAGATAAACTTGTAGATGTTGATTTCTCAGAAATTGACGAGATGGAAGGTCACAGATTTGAGTATTTTATAGCAAAAGTTCTTAGGAAAAACGGATTCAAGAATGTTAATGTGACGAAAGCAAGCGGAGACTACGGAGTTGATATAACTGCGAATAAAGACAACCAGAAATGGGCGTTTCAATGCAAGCGGTATAGCTCAAACTTAGGTCTAAAGCCAATTCAAGAGGTTTACGCTGGTGCAAAGAAATATGGCGCAGATAAAGCCGTTGTGTTCACAAATGTTTATTTTACTCCGAATGCACAAACACTGGCTAAAACATTGAATGTCGAATTGTGGGACAGGGATTCACTCGCAAGAATGATAGGAAAAGACCCTGAAACAAAACAATCAATAGAAGCCGATATGGAAGAAGACCAAACCGAGCCAGAACAACGACAAAAGAAAATTCGTGATAATGGAGTGCCTTTGAAGCTGGAAAAGAACCAAATCCCTGCTGGCGATTATGTTGTTGGAAAGGATATCCCTGTTGGCGTGTACAATTTTAAGTGGGTGTTCGGGGCTGGTTCATTCCAAAAGTATAAAGAAGAAGGAAACACAACGCTTGGCGCTTGTACATATTTTGAACACGTTGGTGTTCAGTACGATTATGAATATAGTCAGCTTATCAATGTGAACTGTAAAGACGGTGAGTGGATTAAAATTAGTGGAAATTTGGTTCTTGGTATAGAAAAATCCGAAAAGCCTGTTATTGACCTATAACACAAAAAGCCAGCGGCTAGATGTTCTCTAACCACTGGCTTTTCTTATGAGCTATTTACGATTTAAGTGTTGGAAACATGATAGGAGCGCTGACTTCTTCCTTTTCCATGAGAATGTCGAGCAAACAATCATTGTATCCCATTGAATAGCTGTCCTCGCAAAAATGCTGTACGGACGTTGCAAGCGCTACACTTACAACTTCCCTTGACCGCTTATCCTCTGGCATGATGATTTCTAATGCCTGATTAAGGATTTCATGGCTTTTTTCTAAAACGGCTTTGTGCTCTTCATTCTCAGCTTGTAGCCGAAACATTTCTTCCGAGTAGTCCATCAGCACGTCTCCATTCTAATCTGCTCGCCAACAGGAAGATAGCCCGCTTCTTTGAGCTTGCTATAAATGAACTTCTGACCGGCTCTCGTCCAGCGAGTGACCTCTTTCGTCTTTCCGTTCGGCAGCTCGATCGGATGCCCGACAACGTATCCGTCGCCAAGATACTTCTGGTAAGGAATCCACTGTTTGTTCACAGTATGTTGGATGCCAAGCCCTCTAAGAATCTGGTTCAGCTTTCGTGCGCTCATGCCGTAGTTCATGGCAATCTGCGTGGTAGTCAGGCTTTCGTCAGAGAGCAGCATAGCCTTTGCGTAGTCAGAATCAGGCTTCATCTTTGCATTTTCCGCTTCCAGAACCTTTACCTTCTTGCGTTCCGTGTCGATAACACTGTTAGCGGCGATCAGGGCGCGGCTCAACAGCATTTCCGTAGATTCAGGTTCCGGGTTGGTAAGCTTCTGCTCCATCTGATTGAAAGCGTCAATATACTTCAGCTTCCATTCAAGGGCTTCCTTGCCAGTAAAGCCAAACGTAAGCAAACTAAATCCATCTCGGTTCATTAAGTACATCGGGTACTGTTTACCACGATTTTCAAACGTGGTTTCGTAGAACATGGATTTGGTGGCCGAATTTTCGGCCACGAGATTCTTGACGGCATCCAGAACGTGCTTGTGTTCCTTGCCGAAATGTTCTGCTACTTCACGGCTGGAAACGACAACCTGTCCGTTTTCGCTGATAAGATTGATAGCATATTTAACCTTTTGTTCCATAAAAACTCCTATGGTTCTTGCGGAACAAGCCAATTCCTGCTATAATAAGGCTGGAACAGCTTGTTCCAGTGGTTTTGATGATACGTTCGCTTCTGTCGCCAAACTTCAGCGGACGTATCATTTTTCGTTTTCATTGGTGGAATCCATCGGGTGCAGCGTGAAGAACGCTTCACGGAACGCAGCAGAGATTGACACCCGGTTCTTGATGCAGTATTCCTGCAAGCTTGCAAACTGCCGCTCCGTCACGCTGATAGTAACGGTGTGACCGTAACGCTCTGCGTAAGGACTGCTCATACACATTCACCCCCTTTCGTTTTGCTGTGCAATAAGTGTAACCGCAAAATATTAGGATGTCAAGAAAATACACCCCATATATTGTGTTCACTAGTGCTGGCATCAGATTTTTCTGTTTTGATTGGCTGCTCCGGCTTCGTACCCTGCCCGATAGTTCAGTTCAGACAGCTTGCCCAGCGCTTCTGCGTACTCCCTATCCTCGCTGGTCGGCTCTTTGCCGTGGGCGAGGGTTTTCAGAAATTCTTCGGTTGTCGTGGGAAAGTTCATGTTTTTTGCTCCTTTCTATTGCAGAAACCGTATGCTTCTGCTATAATAATTGACAGAAACCGAGACTGCGCCCTTGGTTGCGCAGCTTCTGTTTTGTGGTGGAATAGGTCGTCAGTACTACTTTGGACGGTGGAGCTGACGGCCTATTTTTTATGCCACAAAGGATAAATCCACTGTTGTTGGTCGATTCATCATGTGTTCTGCTGTCTTAGATTATAGACGCTTGGTATATAGTTGTCAACAGCCCAATTTGTATAATTTGTATCAGATATTTCTGATTTTTACGCATTCTAACGTAAATTTACGTTATTTGATAGTACTTTCGTAAACGGATTAGTTTACCCTAGTTATAGTAACTTGAAAATTATTTTTCGATAATTCGTAAGGCTACTATTCAAGTATACAGTTTGTAAAGCAACGAAAAAGTTTACAGCCCTTTGACCACCCTATTGATAGTAAAAAGCTAAAAATACGCAAACTTTCTCTTGACGATTAAACGTACATAGTGTATAATAGGGTCAAGAAAGAGAGCTGGTAAAAATGAAGAATGTGGCTGCGTATGTCAGAGTTTCCACGGATGGGCAATGTGGCGAAGATAAATTCGGAATGGAAGCCCAGAAAGAGCAAATCGAAGAATACTGCCGCAAGAATGATATGAATATCATCAAGTGGTTTACTGATGCTGGCGAATCTGGCGCAAAGGAAAGGCCGGGATTTGACAGTATTGTGTATGGCGATGTTTCTAATCCTCCATATGAAGCGGTTGTTGTTGCAAAAAGTGATCGAGTTGCAAGAGACATCAACGTTTATTATTATTACAAGATGCTTCTGCTCAAAAAAGAGATTTCTCTTATTAGCGTTGCGGAAGATTTTGGGAAAATGGGAGTTTTTTCTACAATGCTTGAAGCTTTTACCCTTTGCTGCGCTCAAATGGAGCGTGAGAACATCACGAAAAGGACTTCTAGCGGCAGAGCCATTAAGGCTGCAAGTGGCGGCTATAGCGGCGGCAAGGCTCCTATGGGGTACGAGGTTAAGGATGGTGAACTTTCAATCAAAGAAGATGAAGCGATAATTGTTCGTCGTGCTTTTGAATTGCGTGATGCTGGCAATACAATTCGTGGCGTAGCGGACAAATTGAATGAAGAAGGTTACTGCGGCAGAAATGGAAAGCCGTTTACATCTAGCACAATTCAATCCATTCTTGGAAACAGAAAGACCTATGAGGGCTATTACCGTTACGGTAAAAGTGATGAATGGGTGAAAGGAAAGCAAGAACCTATTTTATAAAAAATATGGAGGATATTTTTATGATTGAAAAGAAAGTTGAAGATTTAACTGCTTGCAATGCGTTTATGAAGAACGCAACTGCTGTAATTCTTGAGTATGTCCTTGAAGTTGGAATTGATAAAGCTGTTAAAGATTGCGTTAAAGATAGTGAAATTGTTCATTGTTTTCCTCATCTTGAATCCTACGCAAAGGAACACGGATTTATCTAACCCGCCAGACATGGTATCGGATTGCTGAACAGAACAGGTGAAAGGAGTAAGAGCCTATGGATAAGTGGAACAACAGAAACTCGTATGACTGGCTTGCGGGGGCAGTCGTTGGACTGCTTACCGGGTTCTTCATCGTAGCTGTGGTTGCGAGGTGCGTCCTGTGATATTTTCAGTTGACGTTTTTCGCAACCTAGAATAAAACCGAATATTTGATTTTTGTGCAGTTGTAGGCACTCTTTACATTTTCAGGTAGGGGGTGCCTATTTTTTTATGCAGCCAAAACAGTGCATTGCCATCATCGACAGCATCAAAGCGTATGCAAAGCAGAATCCGACCGAAGCACAGGTCTATGAAGACTGGTTTCAGGCGGTTGTGAACCTGAGAGACGCTCTGCCGCAAGACAAATGGTTCGATGCCTACAAATACTCTGGTGAGCTGCGCTCTGTATGTGCAGCCATGATGGCCAAGATGAAAACAGGAGAGGACGTGGCGAAGGTCTATGACATTATCAGCCGGACGTACCTGTTTGAAGCAAAGGATGTGTTCGACAGCTATTGCATCTACCTTGAATGGAATCGTGCGCCGGAGAAGAAGTTCTATCAGCCTAGACGCAGAGTGCTGAAAGTGTTGGCAGACGACCTAGAGGACTTGTTCTATAAGCGGATAGATTTCTTGGGGGTCAGTCTTCCGGCTCGCGTAGGTAAGAGTACGCTGTGCATTTTCTTCATCACATGGCTGATGGGCAACCGCCCGGACGTTGCATCGGTCATGAGCGGACATTCTGACAAGCTGACCAACGGCTTTTACGGTGAAGTTCTGTCTATCATCACTGACCCCGTTACCTATAACTGGGGCAAAATCTTCCCTGATGTTCAGCTTGTAGACAAGAGCGCAAAGGACGAAAGCGTTGACCTGAACCGAAAGAAGCGCTTCCCCACCCTTACTTGCCGCTCTATTGGCGGCACGCTGACCGGCGCAGTTGAAATCGGCGAGGGCGGCGTTCTGTACAGCGATGACTTGATTGAGGACTTGGAGGAAAGCCTGAACGTTGAGCGTCTGAACAACAAGTATGATGCCTACCTGAACCAGCTAAAAGACCGTAAAAAGCAGGGCGCATTGGAGCTGATGGTCGGTACACGTTGGAACGTGCTTGACCCTCTGGGTCGCATACAGAACCAGTACGCGGACAATCCAAAGTACAGATTCCGGGTAATTCCTGCGGTGGACGAAAACGGACACAGCAATTTCAATTATGACTATGGCGTTGGCTTTGACGATGCCTACTATGCCGATATGAAAGCCAGCATTGACGACGCAACATGGTGGGCAAAGTACATGGGTAAGCCCTATGTGCGTGAAGGTCTGCTTTTTCCTGCGGATGAGCTTCGGTATTTTAACGGCGTTCTGCCTGATGGAGAGCCTGATCGGAAGCTCATGGTCATGGATATTGCATGGGGTGGCGGTGACTTCACCGCCTGTCCTATCGCTTATGTGTACGGAGATGCCGTGTTCATTCCTGACCTTGTGTTCAATAACGGAGACAAGACTGTGACCAGACCGGAAGTTGTGGGCAAAATTATCCAGCACAAAATCAACGTGATGCGTGGCGAAGCCAACAACGGCGGTGATGAATATTGTGACGTAGTGGACAGCCAGCTCCGGCAGCAGGGCTATCACTGCTCTGTTCGTAGCCAGCGTGCGCCAAGTGGTCAAAGCAAGCTGTCAAGAATCATCCAGTATGCGCCGGACATCAAACGGTTCTATTTCCTTGATGAAAAGCACCAGTCGAAAGAGTACAAGGCGTTCATGGAACAGGTGACGATGTTCACGCAGCTTGGCAAAGTTCCGCACGATGATGCACCGGATAGTCTGGCACAGCTTGCCGATGAATTATATAACGGAATCAGTAAAATTGAGCCTGTCAAGAGGCCATTTTGATGAAAAACACAATATATTGTGTTCGCTGGGTCTATTTATTTGATTTTACCACTTGACAAGGCTTATAATGTACGCAGGAAGTTTTGTGGCTTCCCTTAAAGGAATAGCTTGCACGCGGGGTTTGTCATTTTACTCGCGTGCGTGTCAACAAGCATATTCCTCCTTTCGCCGGTGGAGGTTTTCTCACTCTTTCACCTTCACCGGACTTTATATGTTGCGTTTCCAATTGTTTGGGGAATGCCAGCCTGTCTCCCCCCATGGCTGGCAAGCAACGGTTCGATTCCGTTACGCAGCACAACCAACTACCTAGCTTTGCATGGACTTATTCTCCAAAACCTCCACCGCTATTCCCGGCCCTCAATGTGATGTTTAGACATGACATTGCAAAGAGCGGCGGTTAACCAATCAAGCCGGGTTTTTATGCTACATTAGCTTAGTATGGTTAGAGCACTCGGCTCATATCCGAGCATACATTGGTTCAAATCCATTATGTAGCACCAAAATTGCAGCCGACCCGTTTACGTCTGTCCGACAACTGAATGTAAAGGCTGCAATGGCTTTCTCCGGGCAGAGAATAGCACGACCGGAAGTGCGAATAGTTTCCCGGTGGCTTCTGACGGGTCTGTGCCAAACAGCCTGTTTCCAGAAATCCAACGAAAGGAGCACAGATGGTAGCAAAAGTACGATGCAAGCGTCCTCGGAAAGACGCAAACGGCAATCCGTGTGATTGCGGACGTTATCTTGGCGAAGTGGAAGGTAAGTTCTCCCTTCTGTGCCCTCTTTGCCATTGGATTACAATTGGAGATTCCAATCTTCCAAAAGAAACGTGGGTCTCCGTGCCGAAGTTCAAGAACTGAATAGCTTTTGAAGCGCAGTTGTAAGCGCAGTGAGATAGACCTTAACAGGTTTGTCTTGCTGCGCTTTTTATTTTGCCTGAAAGGAGGAACGCATGGCTGAGTATCAGATGGTCGTTGGCGGCTTTTTGAATAATCCGCTGACCGGACGCAGACCGATTGAAACGCCGGAGACGGAAATCAATCGGGCAAACGTGCTGAAAGTGGTTATGGGCAAGGCAGAGTCTATTCATCTGCTGAATAAGAATGAGATTCGCTTTCTGCACAACTACTACTTGGGTAGCCAGCCTGTCCTCAATCGCACGAAGGAGTACCACGCTGAAATCACCAACCGCATTGTAGAGAACCACGCCAATGAGTGCGTGGGCTTCTACACAGGCTACATGAGCGGCACTCCCTGCTCTTATGTGCGGTCTGAAACGGCAACAGGTGACGGCGAGGAAATAGCCCGCCTGTCTAACGCTTTGCAGTATGAGGGCAAGGACGCGCTCGATCGGCGGCTCTGGCAGTGGATGTTGGAGTGCGGACAGGGATACCGCATTGTTCTTCCTGACAAGGGGTATGGCGGCAACTACCCGGACGAAACACCCCTGCTGGTGGACGTTCCAGACCCTGACATGGCGTATGTGATTTACAACTCCGGCATTGGGCACAAGCCCATCGCCAACGTGCTGCACATCCCACGCAATTATCAGAATGACCTGAATGACTTGATTTGCGTGTATACGCCGAACCAGTACTTTGAAATCGACAACGGCAAGGTCACAAAATCGGAGAACCACTCTCTGGGGATGCTGCCGATGGTCGAATACAAGCTCAACCCGGAGCGCATGGGTCTGTTTGAACCGGCTATCCCTGTGCTGGATGCCATCAACGACCTTGAAAGCAACCGTCTGGACGGCGTGGCACAGTTCATTCAGTCCATCATGGTGTTTACCAACTGCCTTGTGGACGAAGAAGCCTTAAAAGCTGTTAAGGCTATGGGCGCAATGTGCCTGAAGTCATCTTCCGGTCAGCCAGCTTCGGTCGCACAGCTTGCAAACGAGCTTGACCAGCAGCAGAGCCAGACCTTGCTTGATTCCATGTTGAACGTGTACCGCAGCCTGACTGCTATGCCTAGTGCCACTGGCAGTGAAAACGCAACGTCTGACAACGTGGGCGCAGTTATCGTTCGTAACGGTTGGAATCACACCGAAGCAAGGGCGCAGCAGTATGAGAATATGTTCAAGTTCTCGGAACGCCAAAGCTTGTCTGTAATGCTGAAAATCCTGCGTGATACGGCTGGCTCTAAGCTGATGGCAAGTGACATCAACATCAAACTGCCCCGCCGTCAGTACGATAACCAGCAGAGCAAGGTTCAGATTTTCGCACAGATGCTTAGACAGAGCATTGACCCGCAGTTGGCGTTCACAACGCCCGGTCTGTTCCCTGACCCGCAGGCTGCTTACGAAATGAGCAAACCGTTCTTGATTGCCGCTGGCAAGCTGGGCGAGGATGGGAAAGCACCGAAGCCGAGACAAGCAGTCTACCGATAGCAATAAAGAAACAGAGGGCGAATAACCCTTTGCATATTCCGGCAGGGAAGCCGGGATACAAATTTCGCAGCGTTGCAGGGAAGCAACGGTAAAAAAACGCAGGAGGAAATTAACAATATGAACTACAAAGCGTTACTTGGTGATGCCTACAAAGAGGGCATGACCGCCGATGAAATCATTTCTGCGCTTGAAAAGGTTGCAGACCCTAGCGCAGAGGTCGAGAAGCTGCGCAACGCCGTAACGAAAGCCAACGGTGAAGCAGCCGAGTACAAGAAGCAGCTCAAGGCAAAGCGCACCGATGACGAGAACGCCGCACAGGAACAGGCTGACAAGCTGGCAGAAATGCAGAAACAGATTGAAGCCCTGACTGCTGACAAGGAAAACCTCGTCAAGGAAAAAACCCTTGCATCTTACCGTGAAAAGTTCGTTGCACAGGGTTATGACGCTGAACTGGCTGGCAAGGCTGCATCTGCGCTGGCTGACGGCGACATGGACAAGGTGTTTAAGTTCCAATCGGAATTTATGACCGCCCATGACACCGCATACAAGGCTTCTTTGCTGAAGGATATGCCCACGCCTCCGGGTGCGGATGGCAAGGGCGGCTCTGACAGCGAAGGCGTGGCGTTTGCTAAGAGCCTTGCACAGCAGAACGTAAATACTTCTAAGGCATCGAGTGACGCAATGAGTGCTTTCCATTAACAAGGAGGAAAACATGAAGTTTACCCGAAACACGGTCAACGGAATCAACGATACCATCCTTGCTTCCAATGACTACACCGCCATTCCCTTTACCGTGACCGAAACTGCTGCGGTTAAGGCTGGCTATCCCATGACGTTGGCTGGCAAGAAAGCTGTTGCTGCTGGCGAGACTGGTTCTAAGACGATCAACGCTGACGGCATCCTACTGTATGACGTTGACCCGGAAGAGAACCCCAACGCCGCCCTGCTGATTCGTGGTGTTATCGACACCAAGAAGGCAGCGGCAAGTTCCAGCTTCACCTTTGACGCTGACGCAATCAAGGCACTCAAGACTGCCGTTCCTGGCATCTTCTGCCGTGACAACATCAGCGTGAACGCTTAATAGGAGGTAAAACAACATGGCACTGAATCTTAAGGAAGTCTTTGCCCCGGCTGCGATTGCCGCCTATTGGACGAATGACCCTACTAATGCGATGCCCTTTGCATCTGACGCACTGTTCCCCGCTCAGAAAAAGGCTGGTCTTGACCTGAAGTGGATTCGCGGCCACAAGGGTGTTGGCGTGTCTCTGATGCCCAGCGCATTTGACGCAAAGGCTACGTTCCGCACCCGTGAGGGCTTCAAGTTCGATGAGACCGAGATGCCGTTCTTCCGTGAGGGCTACCATCTGGGTGAGAAAGACCGTCAGGAAATCTTGCGTGTTCTCGACAGCAACGACCCCTATGCCCGTGACGTTGTGAAGCGCATTTATGATGATGTAAGCGATCTCGTCACCGGCGCACGCATCGTGCCTGAACGTATGATTTGGCAGTTGCTGGCTCCTGCAAATGGCACTCCCGGCATCACCATCAAGGCAAACGGTGTGAACTACACTTACAATTACGACCCTGATGGAACGTGGAAAAAAAGCAATTACAAGGCACTGACAACTTCCGCAAAGTGGGACACTCCCGCTTCTGCTACGCCTATTTCTGACCTGATTGCTGCGGCCGATGCTGTCAATGATGCAACTGGTGAAGAAGTCACTCGCGTCTTTATGAACAAGGCTACGCTCGCGAAGATGATTGCTGCTGATGAAGTAAAGAACCGATTCCTTACCATCAACAATCGAACCACTTCCGTTCTCACCGCGAATGAAGCAAAGGAAGTTGTTCGTCAGGCAACTGGCCTTGAGATTTTCACCTACAACAAGAAGTATCGTCCTGAAGGCGGTGGTGACACCGCAAAATATCTTCCTGACGGTTATGTTGTTCTGGCTCCTGATGGCAAACTCGGTACGACTTGGTATGGCACTACCCCTGAGGAAGCCGATCTGATGTCCGGCCAGTCCGGCGCATCCGTGTCCATTGTGAACACCGGCGTTGCCATTACCACCGAGTTGACCGTGCATCCTGTCAACACTAACATCTATGCTTCTGAAATCGTCCTGCCGTCCTTTGAGCGCATGGACGCTGTGTACTGCATCAAGGCTTACTAAGGCGAAAGGAGGAAAGCAGCATGGGAGACCAGTATTCCGAAGCGGCAGTCAAGCTGGGGCAGTACATTGCTCCTGCACTTGACCGTGAAGTCACGGACGAGGACTACTCACTCTTCGACCTGCTGCTTGATTTCGCCAAAGACAAGATATTTGCACAGGGCTACCCTTTCGGCAACAGGCCGGACGAGTTGCCCTTGCAGTATCAGTCGTTGCAGATACGCATCGCAGCGGAACTGTACAACCACATCGGAGCAAACGGACAAACGAGCTATACCAACAACGGCATTACTCGTGTGTGGGAAAGCTCTGATGTGGCGCAGTCCCTGCTGAATGAAGTGGTTCCGAGAGTAGGTGTTATCGGCTGATGTTCAATGGTAGCCCGCTGGATAAACGCCCACTGTGGTACTCAAACCCGGTCGGCGAGAAAAAGCCTGTTGTGGACGAATGGGGAAACGAAACTGGCGAATCGGCATACGAATCGTGGAGTGAACCCGCAAAGCTGATGTTGAACGTCAGCCCTCCTACTGGTTCTGCTGAGGCAAGCCCTTTTGGAGCGTTCACGGATTACAGCTATGTGGTCAGTTCGTCCAGCAAAAAGCATAACACTCCACTTTATGAGGGTACGCACGTTTGGTTTCAGACGGACGTTTCAAAGCCCTTCAACTACATTGTGGTCAAGGTCGCAGAGCATATCACGGACACGTTGTATGCGCTGAAGGAGGTGGCCGCAAGTGAAAATTAAAGTGAGGTTGAGCGATGCCGGACTTCGTGATGCGGAACGTCAGATACAGGAGTACAAGGCCACCCTGAACAAAAAAGCTAGAGCACTTGCTTTTCGCCTTTCGTGGCTTGGGCTTGAAGTCGCAAAGGTACGTTTCGCTAACGCAGAATACGCTGGCTCCAATGACGTAAAATGCCATATCAACCAAAAAGACAAGACTTGCACCATCGTTGCAGAGGGCAAGGCGGTTGCCTTTATCGAGTTCGGTACTGGCGTATCCCATTCCGCTTATGTCGGCGAACTCCCTGCTGGTGTTGGCGAACACGGAACGTATGGAAAAGGCAATGGACAGCATAAGCGCTGGTACTACTACGGTGACTCCGGCAATGCTGGCACGCCTGTCAAGCAGGTGGATGGCAAAGGCCAGTTGAATTACACCGATGGCAACGAACCGGCTATGGCTATGTGGGGGGCTGTTGAAGAAATGGCTTCTCAGGTAGAAGCAACGTGGAGGGAGGTCTGGAATAGTTGATTGATTATTTCAATTCCATCTTCACAGCTGTTGCCAAGGAGCTGCGAAAGCAAGTCCCCGGCATCTTTGTCACCGGTGAAATCAATGACAGCAACGTCAAAAAATTTCCGTGTGTGCAGATAGAGGAAAACAGCAACCTCCCGGTTCATCGGGATTCTGCCAGCAGAAGCAAGTATGCTGCCGTTTCTCTGCGTGTGCGTGTCTATTCCAACAAAACAAGCGGACGCATTGCAGAAGCCCGCTCCATTTTGGGCGTCGTGGATTCTGTACTTGAACCGCTCAATTTTTATCGAAAATCGTTTGCCCCGTTGAATGGGCTGTACAACAATTCCGTCTATCGGATTGATTGCAGCTACGGGGCAACAATCGGAGAGGACGGAATGATTTACCGAAAATAAGGAGGTAAACATTCTATGAGTACTGCTATCTCCGGTCTGAATACCACCCTGTACTGTGGCGACAGCGCAACCGCTCTGACGAAGCTGTGCGACATCAAGGATGTGCCCGACCTGATCTCCGAGCCGAACCTTCTGGATGCCACCACTCTGTCTGACCCCATGCAGGTCAACATCTTTGGCATTATCCAGTCCGATACCAAGTCTTTCACCGCCAACTACAACAAGACTGACTACAAGAAGGTCAAGGAAGCTGGCTACGATGAGACTTCCGAAAGCAACACCGTGAAGTATTATGCCCTGAAGATGCAGGACGGCTCCGGCTTCACTTGGCAGGGTATGCATCAGGTTGGCTTGTCTGGCTTTGGCGTGGACGAGGTTGTGGAAATGACCATCAACTGCATTTTCACTAAGAAGCCTGAGTTCAGTGAGACCCTGACTGTCAACGGCGGCTAAACCGCAAAAATCGAATCAATCAAACCGGGCAGAACTGAACATCGGATTTGGTTCTGCCCCTATTTATAAAGGAGAGCATTTATTATGGCTGCAAAGGTTATCAATTTTCATTCCCCCGATGGCAAGAACACTTATGAGCTGACTTTCACCCGTGACAGCGTTGAAGCTACCGAACGTGCAGGCTTTCAGATTGGCCAGTACACCCAGATGACCAACCTGCTGTCCAACTCCCGCGCCCTGTTCTACGGCGCGTTTATCGCCCGGAATCGTGGCATCAAGCGTAAAGTCGTGGACGAAATGTTTGCCCACATCGACGAGAAGGAAGAGCTGATGGCTACGCTGCTTGAGATGTTCATGGACGCTTCCAAGTCTCTGCTGGCAACTGATACCGAGGACAAGACCGCAAAAAACGCAACGTGGGAGATTGTGTAACCGCACAATCTCAGGAATCAGACGGAGAGGGAGAACCGTTTTCCTTCTCCAAGCTGTTCCACGATGTAGAAGCCTATTACATCTCCATCGGCATGACATACGACCAGTTCTGGTACGGCGATGTCTGGCTGGCGAAGGTCTACCGTGACGCAGAGGAGCTGCGGGAACGCAGAGCCAACACAGAAGCGTGGAGAAATGGCTTTTACATGGCATCTGCGCTTTCCTCTACGGTTGGCAATATGTTCCGAAAGAAAGGGTCTAGCCCCATCAAGTACATGGATAGACCGATTCCCCTTACTCAAAAGGAGAAGGAAGAGTATGAATACCAACGTGCTATGGAAGCACAGGAGCGAATCAAACGTATGATGTTCTCCATGATGGAAAAGGATGGTGGTAGTGATGGCTGATGTTGATATTACAAGCTTATCCGTAGAAATCTCTGCGGAATCGCAGGGCGCAGAGCTTAATATCGACAAGCTCGCTACCGCCATTTCTAATTTGCGGACAAAGGGCAACGTCACGAAGGTTGTGAACAGCCTTGACAAGCTGGCTAGTTCTATTGCAACGCTGAAACAGGCATCCGCTGGAATGTCCGGGCTGGATAAAATCAATAACTTCTTGAACGGGCTTTCCAATGTCAACACGACCGCAAGCGCAAAGAGCATCAACACGGTCGTGAATGCAATCAAGAAGATTCCTGCGGCAGTCTCCGGCTTGAACGGTGTGGATTTCTACTCCATGTCTGGAAGCATCACTCAGCTCACTAATGCTTTAGCTCCTCTGTCCATTCTGGACGCATCGAACCTTAAAGCTCTTGGTAGCGCTTTCAATGCGATCGGGAAGGTTCCTGACCTGACCGACAAGCTGAAAGCCACCGACCTCGATTCTTTTGCAAGTTCTTGCCAGAAGATTTCCGCCGCCCTTACTCCCCTTGCATCTCAGCTCGACAAGGTGGGCAATGCTTTTGCAAAGCTCCCTCCGCAGTTGAGCAAAGTGGTCACACAGGCAAACCGTGTGACGGCTGCCAACGAACGGCAGAAAAAAAGCTATCTCAGCCTGTCTAACCAGATGAGCGGTTTTATGCGAAACATGGCAAAGCTGGTTTCGTTGAAAGCTATTGCTGAGTATCTCGGCAATGCTGTTGCAAAGTTCAACGACTTCTATGAAGCAACAGACCTGTTTCATAATGCTATGGGCAATTTGAGTGGTGAAGCCGATACACTCATTAGCAAGATGCAGGGTTTACTTGGCGTTGACCCGACCAAAGCGATGACTTACATGGCTACCATTCAGAGCTTAGGTACTTCGTTTGGTTTGGCTAGCGACAAGGCTTACGTTCTTTCTAAGAATTTGACCCAGCTTGCCTATGATGAAGGCTCTTATTGGAACAAGGATGTTGCTGTAACCTTTACCGCAATGTCCTCTGCTATCTCTGGCGAGATTGAACCTATTCGCCGTCTTGGTGTCGACCTGTCTCAGGCGCGGTTACAGCAGGAACTTCTTGCCCTAGGCTTTAACAAGCAGGTTTCTAGCCTGTCTCAGGCAGATAAGGCGGTTCTGCGTTATATCGCCATTATGAAGCAGACTGCCAATGTGCAGGGCAACCTTGCACAGACCATCCAGAGCCCTGCGAATCAGATTAAGATTCTGAAAGCCCAGCTGGATATGCTTGCAAAGTCCGTTGGTTCTCTGCTCTACCCTGCCCTGAAATCCATTCTCCCCCCACTGATTGCCGCCGTGCAGCTCATTCGAGAGTTCGTTGAATGGGTGGCAAAGCTGATGGGGGTGAAGGTCGTGTTTACTGATTTCACCAAAAGCGCTGATAGCGTTGGCGGCATCGGTGACGCAATGGATGACACGGCAGACTCCACCAAGAAAGCCGCAAAAGCCCTCAAGGACTACACAATGGGCTTTGATGAACTGAACATCATTGACCCCACGCAGGGAAGTTCCGGCTCTGGCAGCGGTGCATCTGCTGGCAACATCTTGGGCGATGTAGACCTGTCCGGCTACGATATGTTCAAGAACTATGTTGGCACATCTATCGATGAGATGAAGCAAAAAATCAAAAGTATGCTTCCTCTGATTGAATCTATTGCGGCTGCATTTGCCCTTTGGGAGCTTGGAAAGTTCATCAAACAAATCGGTGAAGTTATCAAAGGCATGAACGGCATTCAAAAAGCCGCTGCCATGATTGCCGTTCTTGTTATCGAATGGACACTCGTTCAGAAGTTTTCTGACAGCTTTTTGAAAACCGGAGATGTTAAAGCGTTTTTTACGGAATGGCTTACCACTGCCGCAGCGGCTATCGGCGGTTACGCTTTGTTTGGGGCCGAAGGTGCATCTCTTGCCCTTATCGTAAGCGCCGTTGCACAGCTTGAATCCATTAAAACCAATCTGTCGCAAGGCACTGCCAAAGCTACTGACGCATCCGTTTGGATTCAAGGCATTAGCACCGCCGTAACAACTGGAATCGCTGGTGCGGTATTTACCAAAACTGCCACAGGATTTTCGCTCGGTCTTTCCGTTGGCGCTGTTCTCGCCTTGTCTGCCATCACTTATGGTGGCACAAAAGGCGGCTCCATTAAACCGGGCGATTCCATTGATATGTTGCTGACCGCCTTGACGGCGGCTGCTGGCGGTCTCGCTGGTATTACGCTCGCTTTGGCTGCTGGCGCTTCCGCTCCGATTGCTGGCGCAGCGCTTATTCTTGGCGTTGGCGTTGGCGTTGTTTTGGAGCAGCTTGGCATTACCTTTGGCGAAAAAGACCGCATCAAAGAAGTTGAAGATTATATCAAGCGTTACGAAGAGGCGGGTTATACTACGCTTGCCATTCATTATCGGCTGAAGAATCTTGGGTTTTCCGAAGAAGAAGTTCAAATGGCAGAAGGCGGAATTGATTCTACATTTGAAATTCTCCGTTATACGTTCAACAAAAAGCTTGAGGCTTTGAATGATTGGTTTTCTGAGAAGTGGGCCGGATTCAAAGAAAACTTCTCCAAAGCTTGGAACAGTCTTAGTGAAGCTGTTTCGTCTGCTGAAGAGAGCCTTAATCAAGCCAGCGCCGATTTGAAGCAGTGGTTTGTTGGCGTTGGTGAGTGGTGGAACCAGAAGTGGGCCGGATTCAAAGAAAACTGGGACAAGGCTTGGAACAGTTTGGCTGATACTGTTAAGAACATTCCTAAGAAAATGCTTGAGTATGGCAAAAATATTGTGGACGGTCTTATTAAAGGTATCAATCAAGGCATTGAAACCGCTAAGAAAACAGTTGGTGGTCTGGCAAAAGCTATTCTTGACAAGTTCACTGGCGATTTGGACATTCACTCTCCTTCTAAGGTGTTCTTTGATTATGGTAGCTATATTGTTCAAGGCCTTGCCAACGGCATCACCGGCGCTCTCGGTTATGTCAACGATGCCATGAATAAACTTGTAGACGCCACCAAGGTCAAGGGCGAAGAGATGGCGAACTATGGCATTGACTGCGGCACAAGCTACGTCAACGGCATCATTTCCGGGCTAGACTCTAAGTGGGCCGAACTCGATAACAACCTCAAAACCAACTTCTTCGGTACGGTGCAAACTTTCATTCAGGCTGCGCAGGGTGGTGACTGGAAAACAGTCGGCACTACCATTGCTGCTTCCATTTGGGGCGCTATGGGTGATGAGCAGCGTAAACGCGTCAAGTCCGTTGCAAGCGATTTGCTTGGCAGACTGAGCAAAGAATTGAAAAACCAAGCTTCTTCTCTGCTGAATACAGCCGCTACCATTGGCAAAAATCTGGTGAGCGCACTGACTCAGAATTTCGGAAAGGTTTCCTCTGAAACTCAGACGATGCTTTCTGGTATTACGCAGGCTTTCGGAAACGTGAAGTCTCCTCTCGCAACGGCTGCTAAAGCAATCAGCGCTGCGCTGTCTGGCGGCTTGCTCAGTTCTTTCCCGACAATTTTCGCTGGGTTTGCCGGGCTGGTAAGCACCATCGGAACCGCAGTGGCGGGAATGCTTTCTGCTGTGGGCGCCGCCCTCAGCGCTACGGTTTTTGGCATTCCCGCTGGAATCGTAGCCCTTGCTGCTGCCGCCGCCCTTGGTGTTGCAATCGCTGGAATCGTATCAAAACTTGGTGGTAGCCATTCTACCAGTAGTTACAGCGATACATCTCAGTATGTTGGAAGCTCTAGCTACAATTCCTCGACATCCAGCTCTTCCTATAGTGGCACTTATTCTTCCGCAAGTGGAAACTCCGAAGAGATGAGAGATGCTGTGTACAACGGCTGCTACAATGCATTCCTCGACATCTGGCAGCGGTATGGAGAGGAAATCTCTGATGGAAGAGATGTAAGAGTGTACCTTGATAGCAAGCAGCTCACCGCTTCTGTTGAAAAGACCCAGAAAGAACGTGGCGTGTCTATTATGGGTACCGAAGTTTATTCCTATTAAGAAAGGATGGTTCAGATGGCCAATATTCCTGCCCTGGTTACGGTGAATGGCGTAGAGCTGCCGGAACCATCCTCTTATGAGGGAACGACTAGTACTATCGTAGACTCTGGCCGAAATGTTCAGGGAAAGGTTGTTGGTTCTGTCGTGCGGCATGATGTGGCAAAGGTCTCCATGTCTTGGAACTACCTCACCGCACGGCAGTGGGCCGACATCTTGAGCCTTTTTACCACGAATTTTTACTGCACTGTTAAATTCTATAACCAAGCCACAGCTGGTTATACCACCCGTCAGATGTATGTCTCCGACCGCACCGGCGGAATGTGGCGTAGAGGGCCGAAAACCGGTGGCGTTATGGGATGGACAGGGTGCAAACTTTCTCTTGTGGAGGTATGACACATGGTTGAAGTCTCCGATAAGTGGAAAGAAAAATTTAACGAAACCCTTGTCCCGGAATCTTTTGTAGAGATCACCTGTGGAATTACTGAACCCGGTATCAACAAAAAGGCTACCATCGTCACGTCATCGGCAGCCCCGTTCTCCACCTTTCACAGTATTGCGCTTTCCAATAACGCTTCCATTCCGAGGTATTCCACAGGAGAGCTTAATCTCACTGTTCTTGACGGAAGTTGCGCCATTGTTCCTTCTTCCCCTCCGTATGGAACTACTGGTTTTTTGAGCGCCAAGATTTTTGACGATTCAAACCATCCTGTTATCCGGCTTGAGCTTCCGAGTGAGAGCAAGTCCTCGATTCCCGGAGTTTCAATTTGCTGGTCTACGGTATTTGAAGAATACGCTACAGATTTTTCGGTCAGCGCATATCTTGGGACTAACAGGTTAAAAACTGTGACTGTAAACGGAAACAAATCCGTCCGTTCTGATGTTGATGTAGAGCTTTCCGGGTTTGATGCCGTAGAGATTGAGGTGCTGAAGTGGTGTCTCCCTAACCGCCGAGTAAGGGTCGAACAAGTGAAAATCGGCAGGTATCTGGTGTTTGACAAGACCAAAATTTTGTCTTACATCCATTCTTCTGCAAGAGACCCTATCTCCGGGCAGCTTTCTCAGGAGTCGATTTCCTTTAGCCTTGATAACAGCGACCGCACATGGGACTCCGTAAACCCTCAAGGGATTTACAAGTACATCTATGAGCGCCAGCCTGTCACTGTTCGTTATGGAATGGATGTTGACGGGAAGACCGAATGGGTGAGCGGAGGAATGTTCTTCTTGTCGGAGTGGAGCGTCCCCGCCAACAGCATTGAGGCGTCCTTTCAGGCGCGAGACGCGTTCCTGTATCTGTCCAGCACGAAGTACACCGGAAGAAAATACGGCACGCTCTATGAGATGTGCTACGATGCACTGGAGCAGCTTGAGGCAGACGGAATCACAGCAGAAATCTCTGATGAACTGAAAGATTACTCCACCGACATTACAAGCGATGGGTCTACTTATCACAACTCTGATATTTTACAGCTCGCCGCCAATGCTGCTGGCATGGCTTTGTACCAGACTCGTGACGGCGTGATAAAGATTAACCGTGTGTACGGTTCTGTCGCCTCTGACTCGGTATTGGATATTCCGGTGCTGAACAATTATTCTTGGCCGGAAATCACCTTTGCTCAAAATATGCTTAACGTGGTGACCACCGTAGGTGGCGCTACCTACGCTTATCCCGAAAGCCCTTCGGGCAAGGGCGTGAGCCAGACTCTGAGCAATGTTATGCTCACAAAGGACATTCTTGCAAAATCCAGAAATGCCCTTACGGAGTCTTATGGAGTCCTTTCTAATCGTCGCAAAGCTTCTCTTACTTATCGAGCAAGCCCTATCGTTGACGCTCTTGATATGGTAAAGATTCACCATCAGTTCAATTACGATGCTGTTTTGCTTGTGACCAATGCAAAATACACCTTCAATGGGTGCTTCAAAGGTACTGTAGAGGGGTACATGATGGCGGACGCTCAGGCTTTGTCTCTTGACCATGTCAGCGAACAACTTGACTGGGGTGATTCCGTTGTTCTTTCCGCTACCTTGTCCCCTGCTACCATTGATTCTCCCAAAATCAACTGGGCAGCTTCTCCCGAAGGAATTGTTTCCCTTCACGTTCTGACAAACGCAGAGGGAAAATCCACTTGTCAAGTCAAGTGGAATTCTCCGGGTAAGGCTGTTGTCACTGCCTTTGTGGGCAACGTCTCCGCGAAATGTTCTTTCATTACAACATCGTACAACCTGTTTGATGTTGCAGAGGGCGACACTGTTCTTATGGACGAGGGCGGCAACGTGGCTGAGTTCATCGTTGCGAAGCACGACTATGAGAGCGAGCTGAACGGAGTTGGACGAACTCTTCTGGTTCGAAAGCATTACGCGGCTATCATGGCTTGGGATTCCACATGGTCTACTTATGCCAGCAGCGACGTGAGCAGTTGGCTTAACGGCGACTACTTCAATTCGTTCAGTTATGCTCAAAAGCAAGCTATCAACAAGACAGCCATCTACTACACCCCGGGCTTCTCCGATTCTTACTGTAACTCTGGCAGCAGCAGGGTATCCACGATGGCCGAAAGCGTTTTCCTTCTTTCCAGCCATGAGTTTGGATACGACACGGAAGGTTCTGATGCCCCGAATTGGACGACTAGCAGCCCGAGCTATAAGCACAACGAGGGGACTCCCCTGCAAAATGCATCTGAAATCCTGAAGACAATGCTTGCATCCGATATAGAGGGTTCTGAGAGAGGGCGTTCCATTTGGACAAGAACTCCTTATCTGTACTCGCTTCAGATGCTCTATGATATTGCTGGCACAAGCTCAAGCGCCAACAAGTACTGGCGACCTCTGCTGGTCAGCAAACTTGTAAACGCATACGTCGCGTATGATTCTACGTTACAAGTGAATGGCAACGCAGAGACGATTTCTTATGCTACGAATGACGAGGGTCCTCGTAAATATGACAATGTCGTTCACCCCGCATTTACCGTTCCAAAGTCTCTTTCCATTGACGCTAAAGGCAAACTGATTTTTTAAGAGGTGATTGTATGGCAAAGTGGATTACAGACCGAACGCAGGCAGATGTAGACCGGGTCAAAGAGCTAACAGCCAAAGCCAGAACCGGCACATGGACAACGGCTGAACAGCAGGAGTGGGCCTCCGGTATGAAAGGAGCGCTCAGTTACACTGACTATGCACGAATCGAACAGGGCATGAAAGAGCTTGCTGACATTGTCGGAGTGAAACTTCCTATCGACCCGATTTTGGTCGTGACGGCGCTTAATACTTCCGGCGACATCCCTGCGTGGGACACTTATCCCGCCAAGTCCGAGTTCTTCATGCCGCTGACTGCTAAGAAAGCGGGCCTGCCGCTCCGCTCGCTGGGATTCCGCGTCAAGGGTTATATGCCGGGCAAAATGCGCACCGTCCTGCGCAAGTACGGCACC